TTATTCACCTTCAATTAAATTCAATATTTTTTCCTCTAAATTTTCTAATGCAACTCTTGAAAAACTTTCGTAATGCAACTCTATCTGCCCTGAATTAAAATTAATTTTTAGTTCGCATATTTCTTTCTGATAAAAAACTTTGAAATTCATACTTATAGGGTTTTTTTTAAATTTATTAATAATTTTAAGAGCATCAAAGTTATTCTGAAATTCTAGAGTTATAGCATTTAGAGAAGTATCAAGTAAATTGATATTTGAAAAAGTTACTTCACTAATAGTCATCTCCAGTTCTGAAAAGTGGTTGTATATTTGATTAAAAGTGAACTCCCAATTAATTAAAGTGTTAGATGAAATTTCAGAGATATGCTTTTCAGCACTTAAACAAACTTTTTTTTCGCCAAAAATAATAATGCAATTAAACTTTATTAAAATTAATATTTGTGCAGAATACATTCTTGAGAATTTCTTTGTTTCAAGATTTTGAGTATTTTCGTCATAGAATAGTTCATATGAGTCAAAATATTTAACAAAGGTGTATCTGATAAAATCCGAAAAATGTTCTACATCCTTTACTTCAAATTTATTTTTTGGCATAGAGTTGAAATCCTCAAAAAAACTTTGAATTTTTTTTATTGAGGTATTATCTATTTTTTTAAATATATAAAGCATTATCCCCATTTCCTTCCTCAGAAAACTGTTAATGGGTTAAATTCTCTAAATGCACAAGTATATAATAACCCAAAAATCCATATTATGTTTATTTTCGACAAAAGTAGACAAATTTATGATTTATTAGATGCGGTAAAAGTCATGAATCGATCACTAGCGAATTCATATGTAACATTGAAAAGAAATGCTATTTCATTTGTGAAATTATTATACGGTTGAATAGCTTTTATTTTTCTAAGCATAAATGTCGGAATACAAAACTTATATGCAAAACGCTTCGCCTGCATTTCCTGCAGCTCTCTAAACAGTGGGGGCATAATCAGTTGATTCCCTTCATGTCTTAGCGCATGACAAAGTTCATGACCAAAATCTTGCCACTGTTCCTGAGGGCTGAGGCGATTATCAATGATAATAGTTCCAGCATAGTACCGGCTGCTGATGTTTAAGAATTCGACTTTTAAATTGGAGCGGTAGGCGATGTCTAATAGATCAAGTTCTGATGGATTTTTAATGTTGATTTGATGATAGAATGCTTCAATCCAGTCATCTAAGTGTGTTGTGTTTTTTGGCAAAATACGTTCCAACTTAAGCAACTCCTTATAAAATTAGAACTAGTGTTCTGTTTTAGATTATTAAAAAAAGCCTTGATGCAGGCTTCTATAAAAGTGTTTAATGTATTATTTTTTGTTTTTAATGAACTCCCAAAACTGAATTAATTCCTCAATCTTATCATCGGGTGCATCTTTAAGATCTTTAAAGAAAAGTTGTGTTTTCGGATTTAAGAGCTCTTTCCACATCTCCTCATTTGAACCATCGAATTCTTTCCCTGTTAATAAATAATCGATAGAGACATTAAAGAAGTCGCTTAATTTCTTTAGTGAATCAAAGTCTGGTTGAGTTTCATTTTTCTCATATCTTGAATAACCTTGCCTAGAAATTCCTAAGAGATTGGCCAAGTCGTCTTGAGTTTTCTTATTGAGCTTTCTTAATTCTTTTAAGCGATTACCAAACATTATATTCACCTGCAAATCTTCAATATACATTTACTATATATTCATTATACGCAACTAACAGTTGCCTAACCATCTTAGGTAACAAAATGTTGCGAATTGAGTTGACAGAAACAATTTGTTGCTTTTATAATATAATCGAACGCAACAAAAAGTTACGTTAGGGGTGATGAATTGAATAAAGAAGAATTTAGAGATTTGCTTAAACAGTCTAGGTTTAAACTCGGATTTTCTCAACAAGATGTAGTTGAAAAATCTAGAACTGGTATCACTAGGCAATACTATAGTTACATTGAAAATGCTGAGAGAACACCTTCGGTTTCTCTGGCGAAGGATTTAGCAAGAGTTCTTCAACTGGATTGGACTATTTTTTTTGAGATAGAAAGCAACAAAAAGTTGCATAAGGAGTGATTGTCATGAAAATAACCGTCACAAAAGGCCCTCTATTTCATCAAGCAGAAGCCAGGGCTTATAAGTACCTAAGCGGCATCTTAATTAAACGAATGAAAGAGCACCAAGAAAAAGTTGAAAGAGAAAAGAAAGAATTAGTTGCTTCTTCATCATGATACCCATTTAAAAATTTTCTAGCTGTTCTAACTTGGAAAAAGTTCTTAACCAGAACAAAGGGGGTGAGGAAGTTGAGGTTGGGGGTAGTGCTCCGACAAGCAAGGAAAAGAGCTGGGATGTCCCAAGAGAAGCTGGCTGAATTGTTAAGTCGCTCAAGGAGCTGCATATCAAAATTTGAGAACGATCAAAAGATGCTTGATGTTCCTACATATGTGCGGTGGATGGAGGCGACAAATGCAAAAGAAGCCATGATCGCAACCTTATGTGGTGTCGATCCACTTGCGGTCACGCAGCAAATTACAGCCATTATGGCTTTGTTTGGAGGATGAAGATGAGAAAAGCGATTTTCAAGAGTATTGATCATGAAGGGATAACAGCTGAAATGATCTGTATCGAACAACTACAAAAAAGATTAATGAAAGCATTAGAGAATGCTGACATCGATATGGCATTAGCAGCTCACAAAGATATTGCTAAATCTTTAAACCAAATTCAGCGTTACGAAAGCCAAGCTAAAGTTCATTTATTAAAACAGGCTGCGAGGATTACAAAAATCAAATATCCAAAATCACTAAAAAATAGATTGAGAGGATTGATCTAGGTGAAGTATTTGTTCACAGCAAGTCGCTTAATGAAGGCGAAAGATATCGTGAAACAATGTCAGATGCGTCATACAGAGGAAGGGCTCATTTTATTAGCCGCTCTGGAATTACAGATCAGAACGGAAATAGAAAACAGAAAAAAGCAGCAAGCTCCGACACTTACTGCTTAAATCATTTCAAACCATGAATAACAAAATGATCGATCTCATTATAGCGTTATTTAGAGATCACGACAAGGCTTATTCTTGTCGTCCGGCTTGCGGATGGGACAGTGCACACCTACCCCCTCAAATCATGCTCCATCCGCGGTCGGACGATGCGAATAAGCATCAAATAATGTGTTAGGGAGGAAAAAAATCTTGAGAACTAAACCAGTTATTAAACCTTTCAGTGAGAGACAGTCTGATCAGTTCTATTTATCACAAGTGAATGGATCAATTGTGATGACTAACAAAGGTAAGCCAATGTTCCAATTTCCTGATAAACAAGCCTTTGAGAAATTTCAACAACTAAAGGCAGATGCGATCCGCTCAAAATTAGAGATTTCTTGATGCTCACACCAAACAGAAAAGGAGGGAAGAAGATGAATATTGAGCATCCGATCATCACAGAGATTAATAGATACGGCTATCCAAAAGATGTGGTGAGGCAAGAAGAGCACTTTGGAATTGATTTTTATGGTTCAGAAATTTTGCTAGAAGATGACTATGTTGAGGATAAAAATTCGGGTGAATTGATCTTGCGAGAAAATCTAGAACGATATCTTGCAGAGGAGCTTGATTTTGAATTTAAAACAGCAAAATAAAAGAGTTCACTCCCACAAGTGAACTCATCTAAATAACCAGACACAGAATATGGTGTCAACCACTATTATAAGCAGGTTGGCACCTAAATTCAATGGGGGTTTCTTATATGAATGGATTGTCAAATGTTGATTACTCAAACTATATGGCAGCTTCACAACAATCAACAGGAACGTCAGCAACAACTGAAGCTATGGTTAGTCGACAGGCACAGGAAGTACAAGCAGCTATGGTCATAGCAAAGAAGTTTCCAAGAGACGTTTATGCTGCTTTTGAACGAATCAAGAAAGCATGTGAAAGAAAGCTATTGGCCGAAAGTGCAGTTTACGAATATCCAAAAGGCGGATCAAAAATTTCAGGTCCTTCCATCCGACTTGCTGAGGCTTTGGCCCAGAACTGGGGAAACATTGATTACGGAATCATGGAACTCGAACAAAAAGCTGGAGAATCTTCTGTAATGGCTTATGCGTGGGATCTTGAAACTAATACCCGTCAAACAAAAATCTTCACAGTAAAACACGAACGGAAAGCAAAGGGAACGATAACTAAACTCAATGATCCAAGAGATATTTATGAACTTGTGGCTAATCTAGGCGCACGTCGGGTTCGTGCATGCATTCTTGGAGTGATACCAGGAGACATTGTTGATGCCGCGGTTGATATGTGTCAAAGAACGCTGATTAGTGGTCATAAAGAGCCTTTAGAAGACCGTTTAAGAAAAGCATTAACAACATTTAAATCTGATTTTGGTGTTACGAAGGAAATGATCGAGGAATATGTCGGTAGCAAATTGGATGCATTTACTGAACAGGATTACCTCAAAATAGGACGCATCTATACTTCACTTCGTGATGGAATGGCAAAGAAAGAGGACTATTTCAACGTCAAAACTTCAGGTGCTACTAATGCCACAAAATCCAAAATCGAAGAAGAGTTTCTAAAGCAGCAGGAACAAAAAGAAAGTGCTGAAAAGGCTGGTGAGCCAGCAAATGATCATTCCGACAATCAACAAGGAGAACTATTACTCTAACGAGATCGATCAAGTTTATATGTCAAATTCTCAATATAAGAGTTTCTTAGAATGTGAGGCGGCTACAATGGCAAAACTCAATGGTGAGTGGCAGCCGCCGTCCTCTGAGGCTCTACTCTTTGGTCAATATGTTCATGCCTGGCTTGAAGGAGAGCAGGCCTTTGATGAATTTAAGATGAACACACCTGCTCTATTTACACAAAAGGGCCAGCTTTATAAACAATATCAATTGGCTGATCTCATGATTGAAGCTATACAGAATGACGACTTGTGCATGTTTGTTCTTCAAGGAGATAAAGAAGTGATTATCACAGGTGAACTGTTCGGAGTGCTCTGGAAAGGAAAACTCGATGTGTACAACCCAGCAGGTGGCCGCTTTGCTGATCTTAAAACAACTCGTTCTCTCAGGGAAAGAATATGGGATCAAGAGCTCGGCTATTGTTCATTTGTAGAAGCCTATGGATATATTGCTCAAATGGCTCTCTATGCGGAATTAGAAAGACAGGAAGCAGGACGTAGTGAATGGTTAGAGCCTTTGATTGTGGCCATATCAAAAGAAGATCCACCAGATAAAGCAGTTATCAATATTGATGAGTCAAGGATGGAAATCGAGTTAGAGGATATAGAAAAAAATATGGAGCGGATCGTTCAGGTTAAGCATGGTGGAGAAAGACCGAGAAGGTGTGAAAAGTGTAAGTATTGTCGATCTACAAATCGTCTTAACCGGATCATCCATTTTTCTGAGCTGGTAAACAGCTAATGAGGGAGAAGCTAATCATTAAAGTTCCTATTCCGTTTGTATACCTGTCTTTATCTAAATCAAGTCGTAATCAAGCTGCGTTATTTAGAGCATATGTAAAGGGTTATATCCAAAGAAATGAGACAGGTCTTACTTTTATTAGGATCAGTGGAATGTACGCTCTATGTGAGATTAAAAGGCCGTAACTGACGGTGTTGGAGAGGAGGAAATTATTTGTCTACTGGATGGGTAAAACTGCATCGAAAAATTTTAGAACACGAATTATGGAATGACGTGACTACTTTTAGACTGTTCACTTTATTAGTTATGAAAGCAAGTCATCAAGATGGCTTCAAAATGAATGGAGTTGTATTAAATAAGGGCCAGTACATAAGATCGTACTCAAAACTATGTGAGGACCTCGCTTATAAAGAAGGAAGAGGGCTAAAAAAGCTGTCTAAAAGTACAATTATGCGTTCAATTAAGAAACTTGTTACGAACAACATCATCACTGTTAGCGAAACGGAACTAGGAACACTATTCACCATTGTGAAGTACGAGTCGTACCAAGAGTTTTCAAGTGATCACGAAACAGAACCCAGAACGGAAGAAGAACCTATCGCAGAACGAAGACGGAACGAAAGCGGTACGAAGTCGGAACTATATCAAGAATTAAAGAATTTAAGAATTAAAGAAGAAGAGGAAGAAGAAAAGAGAGCCTCAGTAGAAAATGATTTAACTCCTTTCCAGCAGATCGAAGAAAAGTACTTATCACGAAAAGGTGGGTTGATGTTAACACCAAAAGATTCAGCTGCCATTGAAAGGATTCTCAAGGAGCGAATCCCACTTGAAAACATATTGGTGTGGATCGACGAGGTATTTGATCAATATCAACCAAAGCATAGAGCAGACAGTATTAAATCTTTTGTATACCTTGAATCAGCGATTCTTGATCGTTGGCATGCACAGCAGCACCAACCTCAGCCTCTTAAAAACAATGTTTCTGAATTTAAACCAAAGCAGCATAGGCAAAGTAATTTAGACGCACTAGCTCAATACGCAAAAGAAAATGGGATTAAATTTGGAGGAGGTTGATGGACATGAATCAAGAACAAGCAATGTCTATCCTAACAAGGATTGCAGCTGCCTATCCAAGATTTGAACTCACTACAGATGCGATCGGAAAAGAAAGAATTAAACTCTGGCTTGATCACTTAAAGGATCAACCCTATGAAAAGGTTTTAAAAAAGATCGACCAGCACATTGCTGAAAAGAGATTCCCACCTGCTATCGCAGAAATCAAAATCAAACAACCAGAGCGAAATGAATTCTTAGCGAAACAGAAAGCGTGGGAACAAAATGCAAAATTTGCGAAACGTAGAAGCTGAACAGTTTTTATTAGGTTGTATCATCCTTGAGGGTGATTTGATTAAAGAAACAGCACTAGAGCCTAGACATTTTGCTGAAGAACGGCATAAGCGGATTTTCGAAGCGATGAGGGAAGTGGACAAGCTAGGTAAGCCTGTTGAATTGGCAAATATCGCTGCATCTATGGGAGACCTTTTAAATTCAATTGGAGGCTTTGAATACTTAACCAATCTTGCAAGTACTGTTCCCTCAAAACATGCTTTCGAGACCTATGAAACATTAATTTACGAGGCTTTTAGACTCAGAGATTTACAAAGTGCTGCTTTAGCTTTTGCTAATGCCCCATGCGATGAGGGGATCACTGAGCTATATCAAAAGACCATTGAAGTGCAAGAAGTTGGAGTTAAAGCTACTCGGACGAAAATGGATGTTTTGACGGAGATATTCATGAGCATGGAAGAAGATCAAGGGGATCTTACAGGAGTCGACACTGGTCTTGCGGACTTGAACGCCATGACAGGTGGTTGGCAAAAAAGCGATTTGATAATCGTGGCTGCTCGTCCATCAATGGGAAAGACTGCTTTCGCTCTTAACCTAGGATGTAACAACGCGCTAAAGGGTGGAGTAACTGATATTTTCTCGCTTGAAATGTCAGATACACAGTTAACTCATCGAATGTTAAGCAGCCTTGGGAGAATTGAAGGCACCAAGTGGAGGAATCCGAAAAAGTACTTTAGCGATCAAGATTATGATAGAGCCAACAAAGCCATGGGTGAATACGAAAAATTAGACATCTATATTCATGATCAGCCCACTCAAACAGTCGCAGATATCCGGTCCCAGATCCGAAAAACGAAAAAGGATCATCCTGATCAAGATCATCTAGTGATCATTGACTATCTTCAGCTCATTACCCCAATCGGTAAATTTGAGAGCAAAAACTATGAGGTTGGAGCTATCACAAAAGAGCTGAAGAATATGGCGAGAAGCTTTAATGTCCCAATCATTTTGCTATCACAGCTCTCACGTGGAGTTGAACAACGGCAAGATAAACGTCCAATGATGTCTGATTTGCGTGATTCAGGAAGCATTGAACAAGACGCTGATATCGTTACGTTCCTCTATCGTGATGATTATTACAACAAAGATAGTGAACAGAAAAATATAGTCGAAATCATCTTTGCTAAACAGCGAAATGGTGAGGTTGGGACAATAAATGCTGCTTTTTTGAAAGAGTACGGAAGGTTTGCAAACTTGTCGCGGCAAATCGAAGCCGCTTTATGATACGGAGGATGAACATGTCAAATATTAATAGTATACAGCGTCGTAAGTACCTTTTAAGCGAATTAACTCGTATTGGATATTTAGCTAGCTTGGACAAGAACCCTGAAAATTTATCACTCTATGAACTGGAAATGCTAGTCATTTCTCTAAAGAACCAGCGTGGCAGCAGGGTGTTAACATATAACGCCAGGATGGAGGAATCCGAATGAAGATAGCATTCACCGTCTACGGAGAGCCAGTTGCACAGGGGCGTCCAAGAGCTACTCATTTGAATGGAATGACGAGATTATACGATCCCAAGAAGTCACGAGACTTTAAGCAATACGTGAAGTTGGCTGCGAGCGAACACCGCCCTGATCAACTCCTTACTGGTCCTCTGGAGTTGAGGGTTAAAGTTTACAAATCCACACTAAAAAGCTTCAGCAAGAAAAAAGCTGCTGAAGCTGAAAGAGGCGAGTTGAGGCCAGCTAAGAAGCCTGATGTTGATAATTACATCAAAGGAATAAAAGACGGTTTAAATAAAGTCATCTGGCAGGATGATAGCCAGATTGTTGATTTACATGTAAGCAAGTTCTATAGCAGTTCACCAAGAATTGAAGTCGAAGTAACAACTCTCACACCAACCCATGGGGAGGAACACATATGTCTTTTGTAAATTTTGATGGTTCAGTCAAGAAAGTAAATCACAAGCCTAAAGGTGTTACAGAATTGGTCCTTGAAATCTCAACGAAGGATCTAGGAAACAGCATTCAAAATCTTGCTGAAATGATTGATAACGATGTGCGTGTTGAAATTGAGAGCGATATTGTCCGCTATAACGTTCAAATCAATGCTCACACTGAGCGGCCTATCGTAAATTATCAAGTAGATCAAAGCGGCGTGGTTCACATTGCTGAGCCTGAGCCGGAACAGTTAGAGGCTGAATTGGGCTTACCAGCAGAAAAACCACAAATTGAAGAAAAGCCTATGGAAATTAAACGTGAAGTGGTGGATCAATTCATCGTTGAAGGTATGGCTCCAGAACAGGAAGGCTTCCCAGAAAATATGGCACATATCGTGAAGCGCCGCATTGAAGGTGAATCCTACCGCAAATTGGCTTCAGAGCTTGAGATGTCATCCGGTGCTATCGTTGATCTAATCAATGATTACCGAGCTGCAGTGGCTCCACTCGCTGAAAAATGGTGGGATTGGAAAGAGGATCAAGCCAACGAAGCTGTGCCGATGCAAAAAGATGAAGAAGCAGCTGATGTAGATTTAGATTCCTCTCAAAGTGTGAAAGACGATTATGACGGGAATGATCAAAAAGAAGAGGAAGACGGGGCTGCCTAAGATGGCACGCAAACGATCAAAACGGTGGTTCCTACTTTATCGCATAGAGGATGGACAACGTGTTCACCTCTATGAACCACTTAAACAATATGAACTAGTCAGTAGGAGTAAGAAAGGATGGAGGATTATCAGATGAAAAACAAATTCTTAGAAGGAGACTGGATAAAAGCATCAAGGAAAGGCAAAAGAGAAACACTTAACAAAGCAGGTTATGTACTTAAAGTAGCTGAAGATGACATTTTAGTAAGGTTCCTTAGTGGTAATACCTTGGTTGTTCCAAAGTCTTGGGCTGAAAATTTGGATGAGGTTCTAACTGAAGATGATCTGAAGGCTTTGATTGATTTGTTTTTAGATTTAAGGGACGAACACTTCTTTAAAATGTGTGTACGTGATTTGCAAGCTCTTCAGGGCAAATAAAAAGAACCGAAGCACAAGGCCCCAGTTCTATTGAATCTGCACAATTTATTATAACATGGGAGGCCTTGTGCATGAATAATCCTTACAAACATATAGACTCTAACATCTCAATTAATCAGCTTTTTGAAAAAGGAGAAGTTAAAGTTATTATCCTAGATGGTCATTCCAACAATGTGGTGTTGGCTGAAACCCCAATGTACGGTAAAACCGAGATCACAACACGTGACGGCCGGCTAACAAATCTTAATTATAATAGCACGTACAAAATAATTTAAAAGAAATTGAAGCTTTAAATTAAATTAAGTGAAAATACTTAAGAGCAATTAAATGGAAAAAATATTGAATGGATTTATAAGTGTGTTATTATTTACACTGAAACGTTATAAAGGGAGAAAAGCAATGAAAAAACTTAGGGATAACGATATCCGAGAGGTTTTGTTGACTCATTTATTTAATCAATATAAAAATGATAAAAATATAAGAATTATTAATGAGCTAGGAGTTTTGCATGGACAATCTAGAATCGATATTGCTGTGGTGAATGGAACGTTAATTGGCTTTGAAATTAAAAGTGAAAGTGATACTCTTTCACGTTTATCAAGTCAAGTAGAGGATTATAATAAAGTCTTTGATAGAGTAACAATTGTTGTTCAAAGAAATCATTTGCAAGAAGTGAGGAATATAGTACCTAAATGGTGGGGAATCCTTCTTGTCACTAGGCATAAAGAAAAAATTAATCTAAGAGAAGTTAGAAAAGGCAGGCGTAACTTAGAGGTAGACCCTTTTTCATTAACACATTTGCTTTGGAGAAATGAGGCATTAAGTATATTAAAAGAGAGAGGCTTGCATAAAGGATTTTTAAGCAAACCTCGAGCGGACCTATACAGGAAGATTTGTAATTGCTTCACATTAGATGAGATAAAGTCTATCGTGAATGAACAATTAAAGAATCGTGAAAACTGGAGAGTTGAGATGTAGCCAAGGTTAAATGGTGGTTCGTCCCAACTTTTCTCCATGTTTCTGCATTCCCTGTACTTTCTCGACCATGTGCACATTCATAAATGTAATTGTCACCATAAGAGTATTCTTTACCGAAGAAATCTTTATGAGCAATTACTCTCTGACATAATGTTTGGGTTTGTTGCCATTTTCCATATTTAGGGCTTCTTACTGAATGACCTCTAAAAAACAAATACTCTTCATTAGAAGTATATCTAATACCTGCAGCCATTTGAATTAGACGAGGATCAATTGAGATATATTCTGGATTTGAAATAATATAGTCGCCAAATGAAGGAAGTCTAGGTGTGGTAGTTTTTAATAATTTCTTATAAATCAGCCATTCGCTTCTTGGTATGCTACCGTCTGTACCTGTTTGAATAGAAGATAGATTCTCAGGTACGCTTGTTCCTATAAAGGTTAGAGTTCTCCAATCTTTAATGTTCGGTAGTGTTAATAAGGTGCCCGCAACCAAGGCTGTCATTCTAGAAATGTGTTGTGGATCTATATATTTAAAATCTAAAATAATATCAATTTCGCTTGGATCAGTAGGGAATTTTCTTAAGAAAGTATTTATGACTTCATCTGTATTTTCTAAGTGTTTGTCCAATAATCGTAAGCAATAGCCTGTATCATACTTATTAATAATGGAGCTAACAGCATCTGAATAGTTCGGACCACAATCAGGACTAATTACAGGAATTGCTTTTAAATTTTCTTTTTGAAGAGAATCAAAAATAAATTCAAGTGGATGTACTTTAGTTAATGTTGTTTCTTCATCATCTAGGCAAATTTGAAATGCATCAATGAAGACGACACCACTATTTCCCCAAGAATTTTTAAATTGATTTGCGAAATTCTTGATATGTTCATCCAATGTTTTTTTAGGACACTCATTCTCGAAGTCCCAATCAATGGGGGGAATTTCTACGAGAGGTGTGATTTTATTTTTTAAATTTGTTTCTAGCATTTTTATTGCACTTTGCTCTCCTCTCTTCCATCGTAAAACAGGTACATAATGATTTTCATTAAACATTCTCATTCCTCCAATTTTTTGAATATACAGGTAATACGTTCAGCTGATAAAAAGGTTTCATAAAATTTTACATATTAGATGAATATTTTGGAATCTTATGCAAGGAGGTAAAAGTATGAGTGTAGAACAATTGTGTTTACTGCCAAGGATCGATGAGAAGCAAGTCCGAAATGCTCTAATTAAGGAGCTGAAAGTCTATAGGGCCTTGAAGGTTAAGGAAGAAAACAGGAAAGAACAGGAGGCAAACGGCGCAACAGGCCTTTTTCCTTCTCTCAGGAACCAAGAGGTTTTATATGCCCTGAAAGTCCGACAAATAGAAAGAGCGTTAGAAAACAGCTTAGATGAAATTGAACAAGACATCATCCACATGAAGTATCTCTCATCACGATTCGTAAAAGATTTAGAGGTATGTGAAGAATTGGGGCTGAAGAAGGACCGGTATTACAAATTGAAAAAGCAAGCGACGTTTAACCTTTCGACAGCGCTTGGAATCATTTAGTTACTGCAAGAGTAAAGTCTTTAAGAAAAAGAGTAGGGGTAGTGTGAAATTAACCCCTCTCTTTGTAAGAAATCTTAGTGTATCTTTTATTAATCTTTAGAAAAAGTTTTAAAACTAAAAGTTGATTGTTATTGACTTTTTTACAGGTGATTTATTAGATATCACAGTTGCTGTAACTTCAACTTCCTTGGCTGAATTCTCTAATAAATTTAATTCTGATGAAAATCCTCCATCTTTATCAGTAGTAGATATTTGAGGTTTTAAAATACTTTCAGATGAACTTGATAAATTTACATTCACATGTTGTAAAGGAAGTGTATTGCATGATACTTTTCCTTTAACTTGAAAACACAAATCTTCCTTTTGGATAATTTCTAAAGTGATTTCAGGGCAGCTCGTTTTAACAATGAAATCTCCTTCTTTATAAACTCTTCTTCCGCATCCGCAGTTTCTAGCCATATTTACTCACATGCCTTTGCCAATTCTTTAATATTAAAAGTTTTGAACACACGTATCGCATGGGCCACCTGCATTTTTAAAGACGACATTGTCGACTAAAGCTTGACTCCCTGGAGCAGGGTTGCCTATATTTTGGAAAGTGATACAAGCCGTAGTCGCTCCTGGTGGTGCACAAACTGTTAATGAATAATTTTGAAAGACACTTTGAGGTTGGTTAGATACCGCTATAATATGCGGAATATCCTCTGTAAATATTGGGTTAGTTGTCACTGTTCCTTCAGCAGTACCCGTATTAGTGATTAATGGTGGGCATGTTTGTGGTGGGAAGGAAACCGATGCAACTAATACACCTTGTGCTCGCACATCACCTGCAAACGTAAGTGTAAAGCAACAGCCTTCTGAAACAGGAACAATTTGATTGATAAAGCCAGGAGTTGCTACTGTTCCAACAGGAGGGTTAGGGTCTAAACCTAGAATACTAACCGATTGTATGGTTGGAGTTGTAGGACTTCCAACAAAACGACCACTATGAGCATCTGGGAAATCAACTACAGTAGCTGTAGCGGATGTCCATGATGCGGGTGGTGCCCCAGTAGCTGATAAATCAAATCCAGGGTTAGCTAATAGATTTGTACATGGACAGCAGGCTTCTCCAGTAGGGCCAGTAACACCTGTTGCCCCTGTAGCACCCGTAGCCCCTGTAGCGCCAGTAGCCCCTGAAGGACCAGTAGGACCGGTAGCGCCAGTAGCCCCTGAAGGACCAGTAGGACCGGTAGCGCCAGTAGCCCCTGAAGGACCAGTAGGACCGGTAGCGCCAGTAGCCCCTGAAGGACCAGTAGGACCGGTAGCGCCAGTAGCCCCTGTAGCGCCAGTAGGACCAGTGGCGCCAGTAGCCCCTGAAGGACCAGTAGGACCGGTAGCGCCAGTAGCCCCTGAAGGACCAGTAGGACCGGTGGCGCCAGTAGCACCTCGTCTACCAGGTATTCCTGCAGGACCACGCCTTCCAGGAACACAAACTGTCTTTATACAACAACAAACATCTAACCATTCTCCACAACGACAACATCGCCTATAGCTCATTTGAACACACTCCTAAAAAAATTGTAATCATGACATAATATTAGATAAGGAGAAATATGTAAGGGCTTTTTGGTACTTAAATATCTTTTGAAAAAACCGACAAAAAGGGGGATAAAAAGGGGACCTTTTTTCCTAAGTGGATCATCGTATGATAGAGACAAGCAAAACGAACGTGAATATTTTGTCCAGAAGGAAGAACCTGCGGACGCTGATCATTGAGCACTCTAAGTGCCTTGATTGGTGTCCGCTTTTTTATTGGGAGACGCGCCTTTCCCTTATCAATGGCGTATCTGGATACGGAACAAAGGTGTTGAGGAATGTGGCCATACGAGAGGGACATTCTGAGCCTGGATAGCAGCTGGTCTGCGGCAGCCGTATCGAGGACAGTTTTTCATTTTACTTGATGAATGACTGTACTTGGCATCCTCTCGGAGTGTAGTCATCATTGCAAAATCTATTTAAGCGAATAGCGTAAGGTGGTGCTTATTCGGCAAGGAGAGTATGAACATGAAGATCAGAGATTCTTTATCTGTAGAAACAACGAAGCAATTAAAGCGCATTGCTCCTGGTTCTAATCGAAAGAAGAAGAGCAATGCTGATCCGATAACAAAGCGAGATTGGGAAGAAATCATGGGAACGAGACGTGAAACGTATCAACGACAAGGCGGCCGGGTCCGAAGAAAACGCTGATTTGATGGGAACAGTCGTCTTTTGGGTGTATGGCTGCAGGTGCTTTGGTGAGGGATAGGAGCGCAAAAATTTAAAAAGGGAGATGATGAGCATGGCATCAAAATTTGGTGTATCTGCTAATCCAAAAAAAGCGAATCACATTTTAGGGAAGGACAAGGTTGTGGTTGTTGCGGTTCAGAATCACAATGATTACATTTGTGGGCCAAACCTTATTCCTCAACGAAAAGTTGCAGGAAAATGGGTTACGATCAAAACGAATTCACCGAACGAACTCAACCCAAGTGAAAAACGGTACGATGAGTTCAGTATCAAGGAATCGCTTGATAACAAGAAAGGTACGTATCGATTCAAGGTTGATGTAGAGCGTTATGACAAACATGGTAATCATGTTGAAACGATCGGTACATTCTACACAAACGAATTTTACATCAAGTAAGCAGCTGATGTCGCCTCCTGGGCGGCATCATTTGTTTGATAGGAGGAAACAACATTGAATATCAAAACAATCCCCGTACATAAAATTAACCCTGCACCATATAATCCCCGCATCGATCTGCAGCCAGGAGATCCTGAGTACGATGCTCTTAAAAATTCCATGAAGAAATTTGGATACGTTGATCCTTTAGTTTGGAACGAAAGAACAGGCCATCTTGTTGGAGGCCATCAACGTTTCAAAATAATAATGGAGGAGAAACCGACTGAAATTCTGGTATCAGTGGTTTCTTTAAATGACCAGGATGAAAAGGCTCTAAACGTAGCATTAAACAAAATCAGTGGCCATTGGGATGAAAACAAACTTGAAAAACTTCTAACAGAACTAAAGGATAACAATCTGGATCTAGAAACTATTGGATTTACTGAAGAAGAATATGAAGATCTATTAGACAGTGTTTCTATTGAAAATGAGATCGTGATTGTTGAGGAAGATAATTTTGATGTGCAAGAGGCACTAGACAATATAATAGAACCAGAAACAAAGTATGGGGATGTATGGCGGCTTGGCCGGCATACCCTAGTGTGTGGAGACGCGACAAAGATAGTGGATGTTGATCGATTGATGTCTGGCTATAAAGCAGATCTAGTCATAACTGATCCACCTTATAATGTAGCGGTGAAAAGTGATAGTAAAAAGTTAAATGATGATGGCCATGCATCGATCTTAAACGATTCGATGGATGATGGTCAGTTTGATTTATTTTTAAGAGAAGTGTTCCTGAATTATTCAAGAATCATGAACGAAAAGGCAGCTATATATGTTTTTCATGCCGCTTCATATCAACGCGCTTTTGAGAATGAGATGCGTCACGCAGATATTGATATAAGATCGCAGTGTATCTGGGTGAAAAACTCACCGACATTCGGATGGTCGCAATATAAATACATGCACGAACCGGTTTTCTATGCATTCAAAAAAGGCTATTCACCTAATTGGTATGGAGATAGAAAACAAGTTACTGTTTGGAGAGCTGATACCTCAGAAGAAGGAGAACCAGCAACAATTTGGGAAGTTTCCCGCGGTGATACTACAAAATATGTTCATCCCACACAGAAGCCGCTTGATCTTATTAATATCCCATTAAGTAACAGCAGCAAAAAGGGTGATCGAGTAGTAGATTTCTTTGGAGGTAGCGGATCAACTCTGATGACGTGTGAACAAACGGACAGAGAGGCCCTTCTTTTGGAGCTTGATCCGTATTTTTGCGATGTAATTAAAAAGAGATTTACTGAATTTACCGGAATTGAACCTGAGTTGGTTTCTTCTTTATAAATAAAAAAAGAGGGTGCTGACAACACCCTCTCTTCAAAGACAGAAAGAACCTCCCTGCCTAAGAGCGTGATCAAGACGCGGCCGCGTTTGTGGGAAAATATCACGCTCTCATCCACTATTGTAATGGAGGTAAGGGAGAATGACAATAGATAATACAAACACACGTTCCCTTTCTGACGAAGAAAAGAAAGAAATGCTTATGATCCTTCAAGCTGAACAGGCTGAAGGTATAGATAAATCAAAAGAAAACTATCGTAAAATCGCTCAAGCTGGAATCTCTCAATGGGTCAGAGACTTTAAAGCAGGAAATATCAAATTGTCTACTGTGGAAGATCTGAAGAAGCTCATAGAACTCGACATCGATCTACAGAAGCATGACGATATTTGAAAACAAACTCAAACTTAATTCAGCAGCTCGGAGGTGGGTGATATGTAATGGCTAGACCGAGAAATCCTAAAAGAGATCAGGCATTCCAATTGTGGAAGGAAAGCAATGGAACCCGCTTATTGAAAGACATTGCTGAAGAATTAGAGTGTTCCCAAACACTTATCCGCAAATGGAAGAACCAAGACTCTTGGGATGAGAAATTGAATGGTAACGTTACTAAACCAAAAGGGAAATCCAATGGTAACGTTACTAAACGCCCTGGCGCTCCGAAAGGGAGTAAAAACGCCAGAGGTAATAAAGGGGGTAAAGCGCCACCTGGTAATCAAAATGCTAAAGGCAATAGGGGTGGCGCAGCTCCTAAAGGCAACAAGAATTCATTCAAGACCGGTGAATATGAAACGATCATGTTTGAGTACATGGATGAAAAGGAACAGAAGCTTTTTAATGAAGTTGAGACCGATCCTCTGTACCAAATTGATCTATCAATACGATTATTGAGCGTTCGTGAAACAAGAATGATGCGCTTGATCACTAAATATGAGAATGGATTGACTGATAAGCAGCGGACAGTCTTGCAGCAAATGAGGAAGATGAAAGACGTTGTACAGGCTCCAGATAAGAATGGCCTGATTAAACCTGTTCCTATTACTAATGAACGTCTAGCAGTGGTCCAGATCGAAGAGACAGACTCACCGCAACTAGAGAAGATATTGAGTATAGAAGACGCTCTGACACGTGTGACAGCACAACGTGATAAAGCCATTAGGCAGAAAGTAGACATAATGAAAACTATGTCTGAATATGAATTGAGGCTTCGTGGTCTCGATCTTGCAAACCGAACGAGAGAAGCAGAGCTGGAGCGGATCACCGCTCGACCTGTTGATGATTCTGTACAAATAACAATTAAGCGGAAGAATAAAGGTGATGGCTGATGCAACTGATGGAAAAAGAGGTCAATCCACATTTTGAGGACTTTCTTTTTGACTGGGATCAGAAGTTTCAGTTCTTGGTGGGAGGTTATGGATCATCTAAGAGTTATCACATCGCACTGAAACTCATCCTAAAGCTGCTGGATGAAAAGCGAACTGCTCTTGTGATTCGTGAAGTCTATGACACACACAGGGATTCAACATTTTCGCTGTTTGAAGAGATCGTGAATGATCTTGGACTCGATCATGTGATCCAGTGCCGGACATCACCGCTCATGCTTAAATTTCATAATGGCAGCCGGATCATTTTCAAAGGGTTGGACAAGCCAGCCAAATTGAAGTCGATCAACAACATCTCGATCATTTGGATTGAGGAATGTTCTGAGGTTAAGTATGAGGGGTTCAAGGAGCTACTTGGTCGTTTGCGTCACCCGACTTTGGATTTGCACATGATCCTATCAACGAACCCTGTCGGCCAGGATAATTGGACGTACAGACATTTCTTTAAGGATGATCAGAACAACCGCTTCACCCTTGATGACGAGACGCTATACAAGGAACGTACTATCGCTATCAACGATACGTACTATCATCATTCTACAGCTGAAGATAATCTTTTCCTTCCGGTTAGTTATATTAAGCAGCTGGACGAGCTAAAAGAATACGATCCCGACCTTTATCGCATAGCCCGAAAAGGTCATTTTGGCATAAACGGAATTCGTGTTCTTCCTCAATTTGAGGTGCAGCCACATGATGATGTCATGTTAGCCATCTCAAATATCAATCGGCCTTTACTTAGAGCGGGCATGGACTTTGGTTTCGTAGAGTCATATAACGCTTTGATTCGACTGGCTGTCGATCACGAAAAGAAATATCTATACATCTATTGGGAGTATTATCAAAAAGGCACAACCGATGATGAAACTGTAGAAGAGCTCATCGAATTTGCCAAAACAAAAGAGCTGATCAAAGCGGATGCAGCTGAACCGAAAACCATCGCATACTTCAGGAAGAGGGGATACAACATGGTGGCTGCTCGTAAGTTCCAGGGATCACGTTTGCAGTACACAAAGAAGATCAAGCGGTTCAAGAAAATCATATGTTCCGATTCATGTAAAAACACGATCTATGAGCTTCAGCCGCTCACATACAAGACAGACAAGAACGGTAACATCATAGAAGACGAGTTTAAGATTGATCCCCACACCTTATCGGCCATCTGGTATGCGCTAGATGATTATGAGGTCACCGATCTGAAAGAGAAACCAAAAGAGCGGACACGCCCGAACAGAGAAAGGAGGTCACGCTGATGAAAACGGTCAGAGCAACAGTGATGAAAGCCAATGTGTCAGAAACCACTAAGCAGATTTATGAAGATGGATTTAATTACGAGATAGATGATGTGATCGAGCCTCCATACAATATCAGAGAGCTCAAACAAATGGCCGAGTATTCTACCATTCTTCAACAATGCATCGATGCGTATAAAACAAATATTTTAGGTTTCGGCTTGGGAGTTGAATATACTTTCGACTTCAACGCTGAGGATGCACCTGAAGCAAAGAAAGACGAAGCTGAGAAAGAATGGACAAGACTTGAAGAGTTCGCCAGATATATGAACTATGATGAGTCAGCCGAAGTGGTTCTAGGTTATGTGATAGAGGATCGGGAGCGGACAGGCAACGGGTTCGTCGAAGTGCTTAGAGAAGGTACCGGGAAGCCTGCGGGCATTGAATATTTGGATGCACAATACCTACGAGTTTGTAAGCTGAGTGATCCTGTTGATGTCGAATTCCGATACACAGAAAACGGCCAAGTGAAGTCATTGCAACGGAAAAAGAGATTCAGGAAGTATGTGCAGCAGGTCAACACTAAAAAAGTATTCTTCAAAGAGTACGGCGATCCCAGAGTCATGAATGCTGCTACAGGAGAATACAGCGAAGACACCCCTTCTGATCTTGTAGCAAGCGAAGTCATCCACTTTAAGATTGGCAGCGGTACATATGGTGTTCCCCGCTGGATTGGTAACATCGTCAATATGTATGGAGCGCGCAAAGCTGAAGAGCTGAACTATCTGTACTTTAAACAAGGGCGGCATGTGCCGGCAGCCATCACAGTGGAAAATGGGATGCTGTCTGAATCCTCGTATGAGCAGCTGCAGGAATACATGAACGGCATCGAGGGATCAGACAATGCACATAAGTTTCTTTTGTTGGAAGTCGAAGGGATTCCCAAAAAGGATGAGCTATCGAATGATGAAGAGCCGGCTAATGTGAAGGTGGATATAAAATCACTGGCCGAGATTCTCCAGGAGGATGCGTTGTTTCTTGAATACGACGAGAAGACGAGAAACAAGATACGTTCTTCTTTCCGTCTGCCGCCGATCTACACAGGCGAATCACAGGATTATAACAAGGCCACAGCTGACACCGCTCGTAAGACAACTGAAGAACAGGTATTTCAGCCGGAGAGAATGATCATCACTGGCAAGCTCAATACACTCTTCCTTCCTGATCTCGATCTTTGGCATGTGCGGCTCATATTAAATGGTCCTGACTTTCGTGATCCGCTCGAAATCGCAAAGGTTCTTACACCTTTTATTCAAGCAGGAGCGGTTTCACCAAACGACCTGCGTGATCTAGCTGGCCGTATTCTAGGAAAAACATTAGAAGAATGGCCAGAGGAAGAATACCACCGACCAATTGAGGCGAAGCCAAAGGCATCAACCAGCTTGCTTGATACGGTTTTTCAGAAGTCAGTAGGTTCTCAGAATGAATTGGTATCGATCCTCAAAGACCTTAGGGATGAACTAGAGGAGATCCGCAAATGAGCAAGATTGATCAGCTGATAAAAAACATCAATACCTTTGTGCAAAAAGCGGAATCGGATGAGGTTGAAGAACTCAAAGCGGCGGTGGCTGATTTCCCTGAACTGAAGGACGTTCCCTCTTTGGTGGAAGAGTATGAGAAAACCACCGCAAAACTTCTCAGAATGCAACGCAGGACGTTTTTGAACGCACTGAATGGTTTTATATCCAAGGACGATTCGGAGACGTTAGAATCAATTTTAGCGTTCTTTCAAAATGACTTGTTTGCAGCTGATGAATTTGCGGAGCTGTTCGGAAAAGAAACGGCCATATTCTTGACTTTGACTGTCACGCAGTTGGCTGAGAAGATCATGCATTCCATCGATGCAGATATTCCATTCAAGGTGCTTTCTGAGAAAACTGAACAGTGGATTGAATCGTGGTCGCAGGAGTTGGCGCAGCTGATGAAGCTGAATACTCATACGGCCATTGAGCAAACGCTGAAGGAAGGAATAAAAGAAGGCCACTCTATTCAAGAAATTGAACTGGAGCTGAAGGACCTTCCTGAATTCAACCGCAAGCGCGCACGTGTGACAGCTGTAACTGAAGTGTTGACCGCTTCTTCTGTTGCACAACATGAATCCTATGTCCAATCCCCGGCAGTAACGGGGAAGAAGTGGAAGCATAGCGGTGGAAAAAAGAATCAGTCGAGAGAAAGTCATGTGCAGCTGGATGGAACTATCATCCCTCTCGATGAAGAATTCGAGATACCAGGCAGCGGAGAGCGGTGCATGTTTCCGAGAGATACAAAGCTTTCTCCCAAAGAGCGAGTGAATTGTCATTGTGCGGTTGGACCTGTGGTTGATCCTGTTATTCTGGGTTTGTCAGCTGAGGAAAAAGAAAAAATTAGAGAAGCGGTTTTGAAAGGAGGTGAATGAATTGCCACGCGAATTGATTAATGCGAAGATCACACACGTTTCATATGTAGACAAGGCTGCTAATCAAAAGCAGTTCTTTTTTATGAAGTCAGAAAAGCAGCCAGACTTTCAAAAAGAGATCAAGGTCATTGCGAAGGCTGATGATGCGCAGCGTCTTGTATACGGTATTGTATACGAACCAAACGTTGCGGATGCACATGGAGACTATATGACACCAGAAGAAATTGAAAAAGCCGCTCATGGGTTCCTGAAAGATGCACGTGAGATCGATAAGCAGCATGATTTCCAAGGCGGTGTCGGGGAAGTCGTTGAATCGTACATTGCTCCGTCTGACTTTGAAATGGGCGGTGAAGTGATCAAGAAAGGATCGTGGGTCCTTGTGACGAAGGCTTCCGATGAAATTTGGGAACAGATTCAAAAGGGTGAGATCACCGGATACTCAATGGCCGGAACAGCGGATATAGGAAAACAAGAGGATCACAAGCCAGCTTCTGATGAGAAGGGGCTTTTTTCTTTGCTCAAAAACTTCTTTTTATCAAAAGGAGAAGTGAAGAACAGGTACGACAAAGGCCGCATGCGTCGGGAGTTTTGGGCGGCACAAGATGCACTGAATTCCGTTTTGTTTAAATGGGATTCTTACGACGATGAAGACTTGGAGACTGATCCTGAAAAGGTAAGGGCAGCACTGCAAGATTTTGTGGAAATCACACAAGAGATTTTGCTTACTGATGACTTAGCGGGGATCCAAACTGATCCACCTGAAGAAGTCGCAAAAGCTGGCCGAAAGTTTTCAGCTGCTAACTTAACTGAATTGAAAAATGCAAGAGCCGCTATCGACAATCTGTTGAGTCAAGCGGAAGAGAAGGAGGAAGAAGAAGTGAACAAAGAAGATCTGCAAAAGATGCTAGATGAAACAATTGCACCGGTTGTAAAGCGTCTGGATGACCTTGAAAAAGGCGAAGGCGAGCAGCAACCTGATCCGCAAGAAAAACAAATTGATGAAGAGGTCGCAAAAGAAATGGCCGCAGCTGTAGAAAAGGCATTGGCTCCAGTGCTTGAAAGAGTCGAAGCATTGGAAAAGGCACGTCCGCAAGGTAATGGTGTAGAGGATGCACAACAACAAGACGTACAAAAATCAGAAGCGTTATGGAACGGCTTGCTTTAAGCCGAGAAAAAGGAGGAACTAGAGTGAGAAATCAAGAGGTAATTAACAAAGCGGAAGTGACGCTTGCTACTTTAAAGACAGGCGGTCTCATGAATCCAACGCAAGCATCTACATTTATTCGTATGGTGCAAAACACACCAACCCTGCTGCAAGATGCACGTGTCATTCCAATGGACAGCGATTCGCAAAAGATCGAAAAAATCGGTTTTGGGCAGCGTATCTTGCGTGCAGGAGAAGAAGGCAAGGCGCTTGATGCAAAAGACCGTGTTGCGCCAACAACAAGCACTGTTCAGCTAACTGCAAAAGAAGTGATCGCTGAAGTAAACATCACATATGACACGCTTGAAAATAACATCGAGGGTGATAATTTACAGAATACCATCATGCAAATGTTGGCGGAACGAGCGGCAGTAGACATTGAAGAGTTGATCCTAAACGGTGATACAAAATCTGAGGATACTTACCTTGCTCAACTTGATGGTATCCGCAAACAAGCGGAATCTCATATTGTAGATGTAGCTGGTGAACCACTTACACGCCAAGTGTTTAAACAAGGATACAAAGCAGTTCCAGCAAAATATCTGCGTATTCCGCAAGAATTCCGTTTTTATACGTCTCCTGGCCAAGAAGTCGAGTGGAAGGACAAAGTGGCAGATCGTCAAACAAATCTAGGGGATGCAGCTGTACAAGGTGGACTTTCTTCCGCATTCGGTGTTCCAGTCAAAGGTATTGCAAACATGCAGCCATATGGAATGGGAGAGGACGGCACAGATGTTTCGGACATTTTATTGACTCATCCGAAAAACATTATCCTTGGCTTCTCTCGTAACATTCGCATTGAAGTTGATAAGGACATCCGTAGACGTAAATTCATCATTGTGTTGACTGCGAAGCTCGACAGCAAATTTGAGGAAGAGGATGCTGTTGCTAAGATCATCAAGGTCAAGGAGTGATCAATATGTACACAGCTGAATTGATCAAGGGAAAGACATACTCTGTAATGGGTCATGTCTTTCTTTTAAATCAGGAAAAAGAGATTGTGAAAAAGGTCTTTCAATATCTCGATGGCAATGAGTTTTTCGCTTGTAAGGAAGTGAAAGCTCCTGTTGATGATGCAAAAACGGATGATCAACCAAAAGAAAAGCCGTCCGAAGAGGAAGAAGAGCCAAAAGAGGTTGAAGAAAAGTCGGCACAAGAAGCAAAAATCTACACTGAAACTGAATTGAAGGATATGAAAAAAGATGGACAAGAAGCCGTTATTGTTGATCTTGGCGGCGATCCGTCTGAGTTCAAGAATGAAAGTGAAAGAATTGCCTTCATCCTTGAAAATCAACAGCAACAAGAAAAAGCAGGAGAGTAAGGCTGATGCTGATCTCTCCTGAAGATGTTAGGGCGTATACCGTATTCGAGAGCGTGAAAAACCGCTCGGATGAACTATTGGAAAGTGACATCATCGAAGCTGAAGCTGAGGTATTTAAGATCGTAGGTCATAATTTCACAAGTGAAAAATATCAGCCGCTTCCTGAAAAGGCGAAGATCGCATTGATTAAAATGGCGCAGTTCTTCGCGCTGATCAACGGCGATGAATCCATTATCAAAGGGTACAAGTCAGAAAAGATTGGTGACTATTCATACACCTTGGCAGACGGTAACGCCATTTCAAAGCCAGATGTGTATAACCTGTTGATAGATTTCATTGAGCCAATTGATCCACCGGAAGATCCGGCAAGTGTAAGAATGAGGTTGAGATCGTTATGAGCTATCAATCATTGCTAACGGATCGATGCGATATTTTCCATCTACAGAATAAGCAGCTGTCAAAAGATCGTTTTGGCGTGCCAGTTCAAGATGCGCAGCCGGTCTTTTCATATCCTGATGAGCCTGATCAAGTTGATCAAGCATGTTACTTCACAGAGAGAAATCAAAACATCACACAGCAGGAGCCAAACGCAACCATTCATCAATCGTACCTTGTTCATTTTCCTATTACCGCTGATGTTCGTCTAAATGACAAAGTAGTATGGGAAGGCATTACTTTGAAACTGCAAAAGCCCAGACGGATCAAAAATCACCACGTTGAGGTGGTAGCGATGAGGAGTGAAAGCCTATGAGGATTGATGGTCTTGATCAATTCATTGAGGACTTGAATGCAGCTGTTAATGGCGGCTTGCAAGCTGAATATGAAGAGTGGTTGGAAGCGATGGGTTATGAGTTCTTGGATATTGTTCAGGATGAGATCATTCGTACAAAAACAGTGGATGCTCGACGTTTGCTCAACTCATTCCAAAAAGGCGACCAAGAAAACGTCTTTTCAATGAGTAGCGGTGGACTTACTCTTGATGTTGGGACCAACTTGGAATACGCATCGTACACAAACGATGGCCACTTTACCATTGATCCCTCCAAGAATCAGGACAGACGTTGGGTTCCTGGTAGGTGGGTTGGTGACAGATTTGAATATGACCCAAATGCCGAAACAGGGATGCTCCTGAAATTTCAATGGATTGATGGCAGCGGCTATTGGGATAATGCACTTTCAATTTTTGAACAGATGTTTGAACAATCATTGGACCGCAAGCTGCAGCAATGGATCGATGAACAATTTGGGCGGTGATTAGATGAATCAAGAAGTCGGCGCCATCATGAATTATTGTTACAAGCGGTTTCCTGTGAAGGTCTACGAAAAGGAAATTCCCGAACAATTTCAGGTCCCATCGATGTACTTTCCTGCAGCATGGACAAACACAAAAAACGATACTGTTTCAACGTTCCTCAAAACATACACGCTGCATATTAAAGTGTTTCACAAGGACTCTGGACAGGCTAATGATGCAGCAGAAACCATCGTTGATGCCTTATCAGCTGATCGAAACATCATTCAAATGGTCAGTGAGGAAGGTGAACTGCTCGATCAATATGTTCGCATTAAGAGGGCAGAAACAAGAATTGCTGATCAAGGTGTGGCAACGATTGTCCTCACATGGGATAGTGCCTATTGGTACAACAGAGACGCGCAGCCAAGCCTTGACGACATAAATTTTTCAGACGGGGTGATCAAACGTGAGCAAGACTAAAAATGAATCACAGGTGAAAGAAGAGAAAGCCGCTCCGGTTCTTCCTAAAGAAGCAGCATTTTCATTTGAAGCCTTGAAAGAGCACAGCAAGGAATTGTTTGGCGTAAAGCCTGAAATTCTTGAAGGTGCTCTTTTTTATATCAAAGATCGACCAATTACAAAAACAGAAGCAAAGAAGCAGATTGATGCTTTTTTGTCTAAGGAGGTTTAAGCATGAATGGAGGTACTTTTACACCAGGTACAGAGAAAAAACGTCCTGGTATCTACTTCAATTTCAAAACCACAGCACAGCAGCGAATCACGTTAGGTAATCGTGGCACCGTTGCACTTCCAATCACAATGAGCTGGGGAGAGCCTAAGACGTTCATCTCTATCTCAGGCATCGAGGACTTAAATAAAAAAGTCGGATTAAATATCGATGACAAGTCACTGCTTCTTTTCCGAGAAGCGAAGAAAAAAGCACAAACGGTCTTGCTTTACCGTCTGAATGAAGGTGAGCCAGCAAAGGCTCAGATCAGCGAGAATTTCAACGTTCTTGCTAATTATGGTGGACAGAAAGGGAATGAGGTCACGATCCAAGTCACTGAAAACGTATTGGATAGTTCCAAGCGTGACGTGGTGACTTACGTTGGTACAGACATTGTTGATAAGCAGATTGTCACTGATGTCAAAGAGCTGAAGCAGAATAAATATGTTTCGTTCTCTGGTGAAGGTGAAGTGACGATCACCGCTGGTGTAACACTAAGCGGTGGGAAAAACGGTGTTCCAAGCGTGGCAGATTACACAGCATTCCTTGAAGCAGCTGAAACAGAATACTTTGACGTGATCGCGCTGCCTAATAACACTAGCGAGCAGTTAAAAGCAACATTTGTGGCTTTCATCAAGCGTCTGCGTGATGATCAAGGGCGTAAGGTCCAAGGTGTTTTACCGAACTATGCAGCGGATCATGAAGGAATTATCAATGTCACAAGCGGCGTTCTGCTAGAAGATGGCACAGAGATCACTCCAGCCAAAGCAACTGCATGGGTTGCCGGTGCATCTGCAGGAGCAAACTTCAATCAGTCGTTAACCTTTGTTGAATATGAAGGGGCTGTTGATACGTTAGAGCGTCTTGATAATGATCAAGTGGAATACCGCTTATCACAAGGCGAATTCTTGTTCACGTTTGATGCGCGTGATCGCACAGTTAGCGTTGAGAAGGACATCAACTCTCTAACAAGCTATACAACGGAGAAAAACAAGACATTCGGGAAAAACAAAATTATCCGAGTGCTCGATGCGATCAACAACGATCTGACACGTGAATTGAAAAATCTGATTAAGTTACGCAAAGCCAACGGAAATGATATTCCGGCATCTGATGATGGGCTGCAGCTGGTGAAAACACTCATTACGCAATATCTCACGCAGCTCCAAGATGGATCTGGAATCACTGGCTTTGACTCTGAAACAGATATTACGATCGCTTTGAATGAAGATCGTGACGGTTTCTTGATTGATCTAGCTGTTCAACCTGTTGATGCAGCTGAAAAATTCTATTTCAATGTAGAGGTGAAATAAGATGGCTTTTAAAGCGCAGAATACCATTTCAGGTAAGGAAGGACGCTTATTCCTTGATGGTGAGGAATTGGCGTTTATTAAAACATTTGAAGCGAACGTGGAGAAAAACAAATCAGAAGTTAACGTTATGGGCCGTCGTATGACCGGTCACAAGACAACCGGTGCGAATGGTACTGGTACAGCGACTTTCTATAAAGTCACATCACGTTTCGTTCAGCTCATGCTGAACTATGTAAAGAAAGGACAAGATCCGTACTTCACCATTCAGGCTGTACTGGATGACAAATCATCTGGCCGCGGCACAGAGCGTGTCACATTGTTTGATGTGAACTTTGATTCAGCAAAGATCGCAGGGCTTGATGTGGATTCAGAAGCACTGGAAGAAGAGGTTCCTTTTACGTTTGAGGACTTTGATCTTCCTGAGAAGTTGAAAGACACTTTCTGATTAAATTTGCATACAGTATAAAAAACAAATGCCTAAATCACTGTAGCGAGCTACTCTTTAATTGAGTAGCTTTTTATTACGAATAAATTAGAGTGTAACTGGATAGGATAGTATAGATCGGCTGTAGATATAGAATGGTGATTGCCCTCCTTGTGTGGGGATGGAAAAAGGGTCTAATTTAAGGCCCTTTTCCTAAGGATGAACCAAACAATGTTTACTGCATATAATAGTAATGCATTGCTGGCATATTTTCAGAATTACCCCGTTCTGGAAATGATTTATCTTCTAATTGACCTTTTTTGAAGGTCTTTGTAAAAAAAACAGTGTCCGAATTTGATATAATTGAAAGTGCTTGATATACTGAAAACAAATAGTGTATTAGTTATACACCAATACACAAAAAAGAAGCCAGGATGCGCTAACATCCCGGCAGTGTACAATGAGGCCCTCAAGGGGCTGGCTAATCAATCAGATAGTTTTAAGGATAGACTTTCCCTTCAACCGTCCAAAGCTCAAGGGGAGTCTATTTTTTGTTTATATACGTCAACAAAGCAAGGATAAACATCCCGAATAAAAGCATTAGGGAAATTGCTTGGAAAGTTGACATACGCCTCACCCCCTTCCTATCGGGGGATGAGCCAGACACCCTTGAGCAAAGCCGTTCAATTGTACGAATTATATTATACATGAAAAGATTGGAAAGCACATTCAAAAAATGGATGTGCTTTTTTGTATTCAAAAAACAAATCAAAGGGAGTTTTTAAACATGAGCGAAAAACAAACAAACAACACATATGATCTTTCATTCTTTATGCCAGGACAAACAGCTGAAACAGAAGAAATCAAATCAATCATTTCAAAGCGCTTTGTAGATAAAAAGGGTGAAGTGATTCCATTCGTATTCAAAGCCATTACAACTGAACGCATCGATGAACTGGAGAAAGAAAACACGACTTATAAGAATGTTAAAGGTCGTGGACGTGTAAAAGACTTGGATTCTCAACGTTTCTATGCACGTATCGCGGTTGAATCAACCATTTACCCAGACTTCAAATCAAAGGAATTGCGTGAAGCATACAGCACACAAGATCCAGTCGAAGTGGCAAAGCGTGTCCTTTCTGTCGGCGGTGAATATGCGAACTGGTTAAACAAAGCTATTGAGGTCAACGGTTTTGAAGACGAGATTGAGGACCTTGAAACAGAAGCAAAAAACTAATAAAGGACGGGAATAAAGAGGCGGTGTATCTGTATTACTGCATGCATGAACTTCATTATTCCCCGTCCCAGCTTTTAGAGGTTTATGAAGCGCCAAGGCAATTCAAGGCATTTCTATTTGGACTCATCAGTCACAAACTAGAAGTTCTTGAAAAGGAATCGAAGAAAGGAGGATAAGACATGGCTCGTTTAACCGCTCGGTTTGAATTGCAAGACCGAATCACGCGTAAGTTGCGTTTGATCAGAGGGGACCTAGAACGCCTTGATAGATTGCGCCGCAGATCAGAGCGGCCAATCACTTTAAGAATCAGAGACAATGCCACAATCGCATTAAGACGTGTGCAGCGTTTCGTATTGCGTGATCTTACTCGAACTTATCAGCTGACGCTTGATGTAAATGATCTGGCCACAAAAGCACTACGAAAGTTCAATGGCTTCTTACAACGCAAGATGCCGCGTACTCATAGTGTGCTGATGCGCATTAAAGATCAGGCAACACCAGGGCTTGTCAGGCTTCGTCGTTACATCGATCGGAAGTTTGGCAAAGTAGAACGGTTTGCAATAACCGTACATGATCGGGCGACTGCGGGGATCAGACGTATTGCATCGTATGCAGCGCGTCAGCTTGGCCGGGGCTACAGCTACACAATTAGAGCCGTTGATATGGTCCGGCGCACGGTAAGCCGTATAGCGTCGTATACTCGGAATACCCTCGGTACTGAATACAGGGTGGCGATTAATGCGATTGATCGTTTCACCGCTCCAGTTCGTGGGGCTGTCTCATTTGCAAATACCCATTTGGGACGGACTTACACAACCACAATTAAGGTCCTTGATCTTATCACAAAGCCATTACGGGGGATTGTGTCAGCTGTGACTAGCACACTTGGTTTGCTTGGAGTCGGTGCCGGTGCAACAGGTGGTATTGTCGTGCCGCTCAAAATGGTAGCGGATCGACAGAACATGACCACGGCTTTTGAAACACTTCTCGGCAGCAGAGGGAAAGCAGATGCACGACTGGACGAGCTGACGGCCTTCGCAGGACAAACGCCATTTACTCGTGATGAGATTTTCGAGTCAAGTCGTGTCCTCCAAGTATTCACAGGGAACGCTCTATCGACTACTGAAGGCATGAAGCTAGTCGGGGACGTTGCCGCAGGTGTTCAACGGCCATTTTCCGAAGTTGCGTTATGGATGGGGCGTTTATATGACGGCATTAAATCGGGGCGTCCTATCGGTGACGCAACGGCAGCGCTGCAAGAAATGGGGGCGATCTCTGGTGATGCCAGGGGGAAACTAGAGAAGCTTGCAAAGAGCGGAAAGGACATAAATAAAACTTGGCCGGAAGTAACAAAAGAGTTTGGCAAATACAACGACATGATGATCAAAATGTCGGACAACTTGGCCAACTTATTCCTTGGTGTCAAATCATTCATCAACAACTCTATTTTGATGCCTTGGGGTAAAGGGCTTGCAGCTGCGTTCCAACCCGCTCTTGAAGCGTTTAGAACATGGCGTGGGGAATACTCCTTTGTACTGACCGATCTTTCCAATAAAGCTGAAAAGGCGGGCAAGAAATTTGCTAACAGCTTCCTTGATCCGACAAAGAGTGTTTTCGGATTCATTGGTGATCAATTTAAAATTCTGTTTCCTGGTGAGAAATTAACCAAAAAGCAGACACAAGAACTCAAAGTGAAATTTAAGGATAATCCCAAATTAAAAAAGCACTTTGAACAGCTAGAAAAATACAGGGAAATGGACTTTGAAACTCGGTGGAAGCTTGTCCTTGATAATACAAAAGACGTTTTTGGAGCGTGGTGGGAAAAGACTGGGAAACCAGGTCTTTTTAAGATGGCTGAAAATGTCGGTAAGACTTACGGTGGCATCATAAACGGTGTGATCAATGGTCTACTTGGTATTGATGACAAATCATCCGAGGACAGTTTCACTGATGCAGGAGCCAAAGCAGGAAAGATATTCATTGAATCCTTTTTAGAAGCTCTTGATCCTGTGCAATTGGGTATTCGAATCGCCAAGAAGATTGGCGAGATCAACTGGAATGCCCTAACTGGAGAAGGATCAATTGCTGGTGCTTTGATTGCCAATGCGTTTGCGCTTGCGTTCTTAGGAAAAGTGGCCACTTTATTAAAGCCGCTTAAATCCATTCTTTCTGGCGCTTTTGCTGCCTACAAATGGGGCAAAGGTTTAAGAGGAGGAATGGGAGCAGGAACGAGCGGTGGTGTAATCGGCGGAGCTGGAGGATCAGGGCGACCGCCGAGGAACCCACGAACTCCTGAATATCGTCAGCCTTGGATCAATAGAGGGGAGCCGGTACGACCAACAACGCCAAACCAAGGGCGCGGCGGTGGATTTTTAGGTAGCATCGGGAAAGGTGCAAAGAGCATCGGAAAACGTATCCCTATTCTCGGTACACTGATTGCAGCCACAGAACTTATTGGTATGAATAATGACAACAAAGGTGAAAAGATCGGTGGTTTTGCTGGGAATCTAGGCGGTGGTATCGGTGGTGCTGCACTAGGTACATTGATCGCCCCTGGAATCGGAACAGCGATCGGGGGAGTATTAGGCAGCATCTTTGGCGGTGATCTCGGTAACTGGATCGGTAAGATGTTTGATGACGGTACCATCAAGAAGAAATGGGATGAGCTTGTCAAAGGTGCAGAGAATGCAGTTCAGTGGATTAAAGACACATGGTCCACCGTTTCCGGTTGGTTCAATGATAATGTGCTAACACCCATCACAACGTTTTTCAATGACACATGGAACTGGATCACAGAGAAATGGAGTCAGCTTTCTTCATGGTTCAATAATAACGTGTGGCTGCCTATTTATAACTTTGCAGTACCGATCATCAACTTTGTAGTTGGTGTTTTTGTCGTTGCGTGGGAAGTGATTAGTACCGTATGGGGAGCTGCATCGACATGGTTCATGGACAACGTATGGACTCCTTACGGACAAATTGCGGTTGTGGCAATCACTCTTGTGTGGAACAAGATCACCGAATTATGGGAATGGATAAAAATCACCTGGTCCGTTTTCTCGGCATGGTTCATGACTTATGTATGGGAACCATTTGGATCAGTGGCGATTGAAGCTATTGTAGGGGTGTGGAATAAACTAACCGAGTTCTGGAATTGGGTTCAATTCGTATGGGGTACATTTGCGGTATGGTTTGATACCTTCGTATGGCAGCCTTTCATCAATGTTGGATTGCCAGCTATCATGTTTATTTGGAACCTGTTTAAAAGCACTTGGAACTGGATTAAAACATCATGGGTGGTGCTGGCTGGCTGGTTTGATGAGTATGTATGGCAGCCATATAAAAAGTATGCTGAGCCAGCGATTGTATTCGTGTCAACAAAATTTGATGAAGCATGGAAAACGATCAAGGGAATATGGAAAGGGGTAAGTGGATGGTTTGAAAAATATGTGTTTTCCCCGTTGCAAAATTTTGCAGCAACTTTAAAAGAGACATGGGATGGCATCTTTGGTGTTGTGGGTAATGTAGTCGGTAAAATTAAAGAAGTTAGTGGGAAGGCGTTTAAATTCTTTGAAAGTAAAGGTGAAGAAAAGACAGGTTGGAAACCTAAAGGGAAGAAAGAAGAAAGAAACGCCACCGGTGGTTATATCACAAAGCCAACACTCTCGTGGATAGGAGAAGCGGGAAAGGAGTTTGTTATTCCGACTGAAAATAACAAAGGGCGAGGGAAAATGTTACTTGCTCAGGCTGCTTCTCACCTTGGAATGTCTGTTATGCCAAACGGTGCATCACCAACTTCTCCAGCAAGCTCAACGTCTCCAATGAGACCGGCAGCAGCTTCAGCAGTTCCCGCTTCTGCAAGTGGATCGGTATCAATTGGGGACGCAGGCAACGCATCAAAATACGGGGAACAGTTTAGCACTGACTTTGAAAAAGGGTTAAACAGCAAAGTTGTTTCACTTGAACAGTGGAAGCAAGCCAATATCAAGCAACCATTTACTCAAATTCAAGCATCAACACCGCTTTATGGTGTGCAAACTGTCACTGGCTTTGCTGCAGGTCAAAACATGACACCAACTGGCACAGGTCAATTCTTAGATCAAAATGTTAGGCAGCCTTTCTTGAATGCTCGACAAGAGTCACCTACCTGGGGAGCTGGACTAATTGACGCATTTAACAGCGGCATGCGTTCCAAAGGAAGCGAAGTGACACAAGCAGCCAAGGACATGGCGAAGAAAGTAGAGCAGGCATTTAGAGAAGAACTAGACATTCATTCTCCTTCACGTGTCATGATGAGTCTTGGGAAATTTGCATCGATCGGTGTCGTCAAAGGTCTTGATTCAGTTGATGTGAAGAAATTCGCAGAGAATCAAGCCGGTTCTTTAATCGCTGCATTTAGCGGCATGGGTGCATCTAACCTAAGTGTTCAACAATGGCTCATGGCTGCTTTAATGGCAACAGGCACATCGATGAGCTGGCTACCTGGTTTGATGACGATCGCGCAGAATGAGTCACGTGGAAACCCGAAAGCGATCAACCTATGGGATTCAAACGCCAAGAGAGGAACGCCGTCTAAAGGATTGATGCAGACCATTGATCCGACCTTTAATTCTAATAAGGCAAGCGGCATGAACGACATCTGGAACCCAATCCATAATGCTGCAGCTGCTATCAACTACATCAAAGGCAGATATGGGAATGTGTACAATACGCCTGGATTGAGAAGTATCAGCAACGGTGGACCATATAAGGGTTATGCAAACGGTGGTCTAATCACGCAAGAGCAAATCGCCAGAGTAGGTGAGGGAAACAAGCGTGAATGGATTATTCCTGAAGAGCGTGGTATTCGTGGCCGTTACTTGTTGGCGCAAGCTGCACAGGCACTTGGAATGGATGTTTATGATCCGACCACCGCTGCATCATCTGAGCTTTCACAAGGTCAGGTGCAAACAGTAACAACTGGCACAATGAATGGACCGTCTGCTTCGGGTGGTTCAAAACCGATCACAATTAATATTAATGGTGATCAGCACTTCCATAATGGACAAGATGAAGATTCACTTGTTGAAAAGATCAAACAGATGTTGGTTGATGAATTAGAAAATGAAATCAACACAGGAACGAAGGGAGTCGTGATCGATGGCTAAATCAAAATATCAATTATGGATTTCGCAGGGGAAGGACAAACTGCGATTCCCTGTTCTTCCTGAAAAACTTGAACTGAACAACAACGTACAAAATGAATCTATCAAAGTATCAAAATTTGGCGAGCTCACATTCTTGGATGTACCAGGGGCTCGCCAAATTTCATTTACAGCCTTTTTTCCCAAGAAGTATACACCGATTGCTGAATATAAAAGCATTCCATCACCTGAGAATGCGATCGCCAAAATAGAGAGGTTCATGAAATCAAAAAAGCCTGTACGCTTTATTGTCACAGGGACCAAAATAAATATGCAATGCAGCATAGAAAGTTTCAATCACAATGAAGGTACGTATGACGTCGGCGATCGTGAATTCACGCTGCAGCTGAAAGAATACAAAACCGCATCACCTAGAAAAATTAAACGGAAAGCCAAAAAGAGCAGCAAAAAACGCAGCTCAAAAGGCGCACCAAAAGTGTACACCGTTAAAAAGGGTGATACCTTGTGGGATATTTCTGGTCGCTTCTATGGTGATAGCACAAAATGGCGCCGCATTTGGAATGCGAATAAAGCCGCGATGATCAAGCGGAGTAGGCGCAATATCAGACAACCAGGGCATTGGATTTTCCCTGGTCAAAAATTAAAAATACCACAATAGGGGGGCTGACATTGATTGAGCTTTTTGCCATCAGAAGCGGCACCATGTACGAGCTTGTGACAGAAAGTGTGACACTTCGGGGGCAAAGGTATCAGGCCCCCCGCTCAATACAAGCAACGATCGTTACAAAACAAGGAAGTCAAAAGTATTACAGCATCAAAGAGGGTGACACTGTTCTTTTCAAATGGAAAGGAAAAGAACTCTTTCGAGGAACGGTGTTTGCAAGAACGCCCAAAGATGAAAAGCTCACTTTTACTGCTTATGACATGCTTCAGTATTTGGTGAAGAACCAGGATGTGTATGTATTTGCAAACAAGCGGGCTGATCAAATAATGAAGCGGCTTGGTCAAGATTTTCAGATCCCTATGACGTCGATCGCTAACACTGGCCATGTCATTAAATCACTTGTATTCAAAAACGATACAAGCCTGTATGACATCATCTTGCAGGCTCTCAGAGAAACAAAGAAGCAAACAGGGCGTAACTATCAAATCTATTCTGCTAAAGGCAAGATGGGGCTGAGAGCTTGGCCCGATCCAGAGGACGTGTGGGTCATTGAATCAGGTGTGAATCTCATTGATTATCAGTACAGCACCTCGATTGAGGAAACGGCCACGCGTGTGAAGATGAGAGCCACACGAGTAGAAAAAATTAAGGTGCTTAAGAAGGAAAAAAAGAAAGATAAGAAGACGACTATTACCACGAAGCCGAAAACTGTCACTCAAAAGAAAGAAATTGAAATGTTGGCTGTGGCGAATGATAGTTCTGGCAGAAGCAAATATGGAATTCTTCAGCACGTTGAAAGAGTGTCAGGAGAGATCAACAAAGCACAGCTGCAAAAGAGAGCGGATGTCCGACTGGCTCAAAAGAAAGGCGTGAAAAAAGAGCTGAAAAGCATCCAAGCTCTAGGTATTTCTGGATTACAAAGCGGCATGCCTGTCCGGATCATCATTCCGGATATTGGCATCAAAAAAACGTACTGGATCGACCAGGATAGCCATGAATTCAAAGGAACAAAACACACCATGACGATTGATGTTGTTGAAAAGAATACAATCCCAACGGGGAACCAGTCATGAAACTAAGCGAGGCAATTAAACGATTGGCCGTCAATGCTGTGGATGCACAATCGCCAACTGATTTGATACTTGGTGATGTGGTGTCTGTTTCCCCTCTTAGTGTTCGACTCAATGAGAATGACAAACTCATCATTCCAGAAGAACTTCTCATCTGGCCAGCCCGCTTAGACGAGGGAGAAGATGATGAGCTACAAGAAGGCGATAGTGTCATGGTCCTTGCGATGACAGGAGGACAGACGTTTTACATCTTAGATAAAGTAGTAGGAGGTGGTTCATGATGGCACTCTCTCCAGAAGAAGAAATTGAAGATTTTGAGGAAGATGAAGATGATATTGTTGAACCTTCGACTACCTACCGAATCGACTTTGAGTCTGGCCGTTTAACCAATGAAAAGATTAATGGTCTCGATGCCATTCGCCAATTTGTCTATATGGCTCTAAGAACTGAACGATATTCGCATGCTGTTTATAGCCATGACGTAGGATGTGAAGTTCAAGAAGCTGTGTCTGATGAAGAATCAACGGACGAATACAAGGAGATGGAGATTCCGCGTCTAATTGAAGAAGCACTTCTTGTTGATGAGAGAATTGAAAGTGTGCAAGATTTTGAGATCACTAAAGAGGGTGCAGCCTTTAAGGTGATATTTGACGTGGTGACAGATGAAGGAACCTTGGAGATCGAGGAGGTGATTGGCGAAGATGTTTGAGGAACAGTCTTATGAAGCCTTAATGGAAAGAATGCTGGAAAGAATACCTGATGACATAGATAAAAGAGAAAACAGCGTCATATGGAACGCATTGGCTCCTGCAGCTGCGGAACTTGCTCAATCTTATATATGGCTAGATCAGGTATTCGATCTTGTCTTTGCGGATACAGCACAGGGAGAATTCTTAGATAGACGAGCTGCTGAAGTGGGGATCACACGTAAAGCAGCCACAAGTGCTGTATGGTCCGTTGAAGTCTCGCCAGAAGGTATTAGAATACCAACGGGGTCAAGGTTCTATATCGACAATCTGTACTTTCAATATCAATCTGATAGCACGCTGAAATGTGAAACATCAGGTTCTATAGGAAACGGGAATTTTGCAGAACTGCCGCTTCTATCGCTTGATAACATACCAGGTTTAGAATCAGTCATTTTCGAGGAATTGAAGATACCAGGTCAAGAGGAAGAAGACGATGAAGCGCTGTATGAGCGGTACTTGATGAGGGCAAGGCGGGAGGCTGTCAGTGCCAATAAAGCACACTATAAAAAGTGGGCTGAAGAAGTAGAAGGAGTTGGCAGGGCGAAGGTGTTTCCGCTTTGGAATGGTGAAGGTACAGTGAAAGTGGTCATCACAGATGGTAATTTTGATGTTGCGACGGATCTGCTCGTCAATAAGGTTCAAGAATACATTGATCCGGTTCGAGGGGAAGGGGAAGGCCAAGCACCAATCGGGGCTACTGCCACCGTTGAAAGCGCCAAGTGGAAAGATGTTGAGGTGTCCGTCTCTGTGGAGCTTAAAATGGATTACTCCATTGAGGATGCACAAGAGGAAATTGAAGAGAAGGTCAAAGCGCTTCTAAAATCACTTGCCTTTGAAGAAAATGTGATTAGAATGTCAGCAATCAATGACATTTTATATCATGCGGATAGTGTCTCTGATTATGCGGATGTCTTGATAAACGGCGAAGCCAAAAACTTGCCCCTCCAAGACATTGAAATCCCGCGTCTAGGGCAGGTGAACGTCATTGAGCAAGCTTGATGAAATGAAGTCTTATCTCCCTGCCTATCTAACGGAGATCACTGAATTTGATGAATTAATGAAATCAGAGGCTCCAGAGATGGAAAGGCTAGATGATTCTATTTTTGATATAACTGATCAACTGTTTCCGCTCACTGCCACGTGGGGGCTGAATCGATGGGAAAGAATGTTGAAGGTGCAGCGTGAGTCAGGTGACTCGATTGAATTGCGAAGGGCACGTATATTGAATCTCATGTCAAACATCCCACCGATCACGTATGCATCACTAGAAAGAGCGGTGAACCGGTTCTTGAAGAATCCTAGTGCGGTGGTTCGTCTTACAACTGGCCGCTATCATTTCTCTTTACGGGTGAACCTGGATGATCTGCAAAACACAAGATACATCGTTGAAACTCTGGAAAACCTCAAACCGGCTCACTTGGCTTACAAATTTACAAGCATACATCATACAGATGTAAAGGAAATTAAAGACTATCATAACAGGCTCACACTGCGCAGCAGAGTGGGCTTTTTTGATCACATCCCGATCCTGCTTAATGGAGAGTTTTTACTTAATGGCACTTTTTATTTGAGTGGATCGCGTAACTCAACAGATATTCCAATACGCTTCAGACAATCTCTAAAGATGGCCATGAAGCTCAAAAAAGAAAAGAGAGTTCTTGGACGTACAAGATATGTCATGGTTGGAGCTCGTCATAAAACGGATCAACAAGCTGCTCTTACGCTTCGATCTCGCTTCAATCATGTTAGGAAAGAAAAAAAGAAAATGACATTCCGGATGGCTGCTCATGTATCAAATAACCAGAGTGGAAGTGTCATTATCAAACAGAAATATTGGACGCTTGATGGATCGGTACCGCTAGACGGTTCAAAATATCTAGCTGCCACGTCCAAGCAAATAGATTTATAAAGGAGGATCATAATGGCTGATCAATTAACCGTTACAACGCTTTATGCTCGCCAACAAATGGCGAAGGCTAGAGCAGAAGGAACGAAGCTCACAAAAGTGGTTAAGATGGCTTTTGGGAATGGTGGGACCAAGGATGGGAAACCAATTTCCCTGGATGGAACTGAGCAAGCATTGAAGAGTGAGCTTGTTCAAAAAGAAATTGATTCATATGAATTCATGGAACCAGCAAAAATCCGCTACACCTGCACGATCGCTGAAGGGGAGCTTGCTGGAGAAGTCATCAACGAATTGGCTCTTGTTGATGAAGATGGAAAGTTTACGGCCATCCGCACCATGACAGACAAGCAAAAAGATGGTGACATTGAATTCATCTTTGAGATTGATGATATTTACTAGGAAAGGAGTACTCATCGATGGATATTAAATCTCCTAAAGTGTTTGAAACAAGTGACAAGGCTCATGCGGATCTGTTCAATGAAATGGTCCAAACCTTGCTTGAAAACGACAATGGACTGTTAGATCAGATCATTGGCCATATTGATGACACCAAGCCTCATGCATCTGAAGAAGAGAAGAAGAAATGGAATGAATCGCAGCTATATAAAATCACAGCTGATGACGGAAAATACTTGATTTCTGTCCCAGCTGACAAAAATCTTTATGATGCGATCAAAGACAAGGGAACCTGTACTTTCATTGCATCCCCAGGTGTAGAGGATTCCCCTGCACCTAGCAACGCCTATTTAAGAGGAATTCAAACTGTGGGACAAAACAACATCGGAACCGGATTTGCGGTAGATACATCAGGTAATGCATATTACTTCTACTATAATTCTAGTCATATATCAATCACTTGGACGCAGCTGCCGACAGTTGCCGAACGACTTAAATGGAACAACGGACAGCTTTATAAACTCACTCCAGACGATGGAAGAGTTGCAAGGGTTCCAAATGGTACTGATATATTCAAATTATCGACAGGGTTATACATGGGAGCGCAATTGTTGAATACTCCTGTACAAAATGATGGGAGTTTTTATTACGTCGAGGTTTTAGAAACCGCATATAGTCAAGATGGTGTAAATTACAAAAGAATCATTTTGACACGTTCGTTTGATAACATAACCTGGATAGGAACATTCCATGCTCAAGGTTTCAAAGGGTGGGAGAGGATCACAACCAGTGGAGACTCAAAACTCAATTGGAAGTTTCCCACAATCAGGAACGGGTGGAAAACTTATAAATCTGAGGTCAATAATGATTATCGGGTACGAGTAGCAAAAGATGCTTTAGGAATTGTGCATGTTACAGGAGCCATCGCAGGTGGCACATTGGGAGAAGTCCCTGCGTTTACGTTGCCAGAAGGATGTGAGCCGCCTTTTCCTCTCTATAATGTCGGCATAGCTTCAAGCACTGGTGGTTTTAAGGGGCCGCAGTTTAGTAGGCAGTATATCGCAACAGATGGCCGATTTTGTATACAAGATACCACGAGTAATAAAGACTTCATCGTGGTGAATTGCATGTTTAAAGCAAAGGAGTGATTTTATGAAGCCAATATACGCCTATGATGAAAATTTTAAGTATATACCTGATGGAGATTCAGAAATACCGGATGATGCTGAAATTCCAGAGGGTTTTACTGATCAGCAGCCGCAAGAAGGGTTGTATAAAGCAAAATACAATCCTAAAAGCAAGACATGGAGCGAGTCGGCAACCCAGGAATACATTGATAGCTTACAAATAGAGCAACCCCTGTATGATATAGATTTGTTAAAACAGCAAAATGCGGTCTTAACAAAACAGTTGAGTCAGCTTTCAAAGGAAGCAGCTGCAGCCAAACTGCGTGAAGCACAAATGGCGAAACAATTGGCTCAACTCATGACTGAGATTCAGGAGTTGAAGGGTGGTGAAAAATCATGATATATCCAACAGTTGCGGATATAAAGCAGTTTTGGGATTGGAAGTGTTACGGTCCTGAAGACATTGCCTTTTATGTAGAAATCGGTTGGATTAACAAAGAGGATTATCAAGAAATAACAGGAGAACAGTACAAAGCCTAGAGGGGCTTTTTATTTTGCCTTCTTTAAGGGGGTGGACAAAGTGAGGGAGTAGGTGAGTATGGTGGAAATGGATTTGGCTCAATATTTGATGACACAAGGACCCTTTGCGGTTCTTTTTTGTTGGGTGCTGTTTTACGTATTAAACACAACAAAGGAACGAGAAAACAAGCTAAACGAACAAATCGAGGCTCAAAATGATGTGTTAGCAAAGTTTAGTGAGAAGTACGACGTTGTCATTGATAAGCTCGATAAAATTGAACGGAATTTAAAATAGGAGGAATCATTTATGAAAACATTCGACAAAGGTACTGTGATTCGCACAGTGCTTCTTTTTATGGCATTGATCAACCAAACTTTAATTATTTTCGGTAAACCAGTTTTACCGATTGAAGAAGATCAAATCACATCATTAGCTGAAACATTGTATCTTGCTTTCTCAATGATCTTTACAATCGTAACAACCCTTTTAGCGTGGTTCAAAAATAACTATGTTACCGAAAAAGGAAAACAACAGAAAGAAATTCTGAAACAAAAAGGACTTTCAAAATAAACGGCTGCCATTAGGCGGCTTTTTTTTATTATCAAAATTAAAATTTAAGGAGACGATGAACGTGGTAAAGATCATTCAAGATTATATTTCAAAGAGCAACGGGAACCGCCCTGGCAACTATATGAAGCCGTTATACATCACTGTCCACAACACCGCAAATACATCCAAAGGAGCAGACGCAGCTAGTCACGCAGCTTTCGTAAAACGATCTAGTACAGCGGTGAGTTGGCATTTTACTGTGGATGATAGTGTCATCTATCAGCATTTGCCGCTAAACGAAAACGGGTGGCATGCGGGAGATGGCAGAGGAACCGGAAACATGAAGTCGATCGGCATTGAAATTTGTGAAAATGCAGACGGCAATTTTGAGAAGGCGGTCGAAAATGCTCAGTGGTTGATTCGCCAGCTGATGACAGAGCAAGGCATTCCATTGGCAAACGTTGTGCCACATAAAAGATGGAGTGGTAAACAATGTCCACGAAAGCTGCTTAATCGCTGGGACAGCTTCAAGGCAGGTATTGCCACCGCTCATACAGGTAAAAAGGCAACAGCAAAGCCGACGAAAGCGACACCTGTCAAAAATACGTCATCCAAGCCAAAGAAAAGCACGTCTAAAAAGTCGTTTAACTTACCATCTGGCATTATCAAAGTAACAAAACCTTTGACAAAGGGCGCGGGTGTAAAAGCATTGCAAGAAGCTCTAGCTGCTGTATATTACTACCCCGACAAAGGCGCAAAAAACAACGGGATTGATGGCTATTATGGACCAAAAACAGCAAATGCGGTCAAGCGATTCCAGTCGATGCATGGGCTTGCTGCCGATGGCATCTATGGTCCAAAAACAAAAGCAGCTCTTCAAAAAGCATTGAAATAAGCAAATCCCCTGTCCTTTGTTGGATGGGCATTTTTTGTGTTTTAATTAGGGGAAATTTGGTTATAAGGTTAAGTAAAACGTGATATGATTGTAAAAAGGAGGTAATATGATGACATTTAAAAAAGCGTTCAATATAGGTTATTTTGTTTTGCTTTTATCTTTTATTGTCGTATATTTCTTGCTTCCAGTCGATCAAATATTTACTGCAATCATCATCCTAACCATACTATTTGGAGTATATCAATTTGTGATTTTTAAAAAATTAAAAGAGCAAAAAACGCCCTAGTTAAATATAAGCTAGGGCATTTTTTTAGCTCATGACAGGACTTAGCATTGATAGAATTACGGATCCGCCACATGATCCTTGAAAGAAAAGTGTTAGAAGAGATCGGGGAAAATTCAGCGAAACTTTGGCAGTTGCTTATGTAAACGTAGGTATCCATCTTATATAACAATAACGTATAATGAAGCGGAGGGGAGGCGGAAGATATAAAAATACATAGAATTTCCGTGGGGTTTTTGATGTTAGTTGTGATTCTGACGACACTTTCCGGATGCGGAGGCGTAAAAGTAAGTGAATCTAAGGAAGAGATTGAGTACAATTACGAGGATAATGAGGCTCCGACTCTAAGTTTAGACAAACCCAAAGATTTGAAAACTGTGGACGTCGATTATAAAAGTAATATAGAAGATATAAATGTGAACATTGAAAAAATACATTTCTCAGATGGTGAGGTCGGATTGAGCATATCTTTTAAAAATACCTCAGAAGACGAGACTTATTTAGTTTCTCCTGCTACGTTTATACTACGTGTAAACACAGCAAAAACTCTCGGATCGTCTGAGCTGGTTTTTGTCGATTATAACTCCGAAGATATAACTATGGACACTAAGGACTCTACTTTTAAATCCGTCTCCTATTGGTCTTTAGGTGACGTTGACTACGATAAGATAAAAGATATCGAATTACAAGTGCACCTAAGTAAAGGTACAGATCCCTCTAACAGATCCTTAGTCCGTTTTAATAGAACGATAACTTTTTGAATGAATAGCTCCACCCCTAACCGGATGGGGCTTTTTTTACGTTTAGTATTAGTATCCCCTCAGTTGTTACTTCATGATGTCTCCTCAATGAATTAAATACTGCTATTAAAAAGTTCTGAATCCAAATAATTCTATTATATTACAATAAAATCTTAAATTTACCTTAAATATCCTATAAAGTATTTATTTAAATTTGAAGAGACACTATACTAAAGTTTCTTCAAATTACATAAATAGGAGGATTATTAGGTGAAAATCACTAACAAGGTTTTAAGTTTACTATTAATTTTTTCATTGTTTGTAGGTGTTACAGGTTTTATTCCACAAGTGAAAGCTGTCAGTCAAGACGAAGATGAGGCTTATTTAGAAGATAGTAGCATGATTATTGAGGAAGATAATGATACTGATGCTGAGGAAGAACTTGAAGAAATTCAAGGAGTCGAAGAAAGTTCATACGAAGGTACTCTAAGCGAAGAAGAACTACAAAATATTAAAATAACTACTCAATCTTGGGATAGAGGTGGTTTTAATGGAGGCCGTATTGGAGGCGGTGGTGGAGGTGGTTCCATTGTACCAAAGCCAAAACCAACACCAAAATCTACACCAAAACCAACACTTCCAGCAAAAGGATTCAAAACCGGTGCAGAAGGTGAAAAATATCTAAATGCTCATGTTAATGGAAATGGCCATAAAACTTTTAAAAATGTAAAAGTTTACGATAGGAAAAAGAAAAAATATGTGTTTGAAAAAAGAATAATTGATGCTTATGTTTCAAAAAAAGGTGTTGCACACGAATCTAAAGTTGGCTATACAAGTTTATCAAACTTTGTGAGAAAACAAATTGATAAAGATGCCAGGTTAAGAAGTGAAGGCAGAGTTAAAGGCGTAAAGTGGCACTTTTTTAAAAGTGCCAAAACTGGTAAGATAGGTATCACTAAGAACTTGAAGGAATACTTAAAGAAAAAGAAAATTCCTTATCAAATTCATAAGTAACTATTTAAGCGGAGGTTAGTTCATGGAATACACTTTAATGGAACCACCGGTTACAGTGGAATCCTTTGAGAATTTATCGAAAAAAGAAGCTAAAATTCACTTCGAGTGGTTTATTAATCAGATTCCAGACCGGATTGAAGTTTTGAAAAAAGTTACTAATGGAGAAGTGGATTTTAATTTCACTCCCGAATCACTTATAGATATCTATAGTTGGTTTTTATCTCAAGTGGAGATTTATGAACTATCAGAAGAAGAGATTGGTAGAGAATTAGAACGATTGAGTCAATATCCTGATTATATTTATGAAGATGAAAAAGAGAGTTTATTGGCTAATCCAGTTGAATTAGCGAAAGTGGACTATGCAATAGCAATGGATATAGGGATTTATTATGCAGAAGTCATTAGAAGAAACCATCCTCAAGTGCAATGGACGTACTTTACAAAGCCAAAATCTTATGCCTATTTAAATAAGCCTATTCTTCATTTCGAAGAAGGAGATTACATTTATTATGATCGTGAACCTATAGATTTAATGTTTATACTTAACCAAAGAATATTAAATGGAGAAGTAACAGAGAGTACACTTTATGAGATGTATTTTACTGATCAGAATTTGATATTGGGTGTAGACGAAGATCCTGAGGATGAAGATTAGAACAAGAGCAACTTCTATACAGAAGTTGCTCTTGTTAGTTTTGTATTCAGGCACTCGGATAAAGAAAATATAGTTAATATTTAAAACCGCCATTCTCTTTTCTTTTTATCCCATATCAATTCTTCTTTTGACAGAAGGTTTTGTACTGCTTGTCTTACAGCCCTTTCGTCTTTACCGGTTTTTCTTTTCAGATCATCAATTGTTGGATTCTTACGGAAGCGACTCATATTATAAATAATTCGATAAATCTTTCTCTCGAGATCAGACATACAATCACCACCAAAAATAGTTTATCAGAATATATGTTCTCATTGAAGGTTTGTTAAATGACACTAGGAGGAAATAAACTTTGAAATCTTTTTGGGAAATAGACGATGAAGGTTACTATACGTTAAAAAAGATCAGCGAAGCAGTAATATCTAAGGCAGAAAAGACACTTGGTGTCACTTTGCCAGATACATATAAAAAGCTCATATTAGAACAGAATGGTGGTTATACAGTTCATAATGCTTTTCCAACGACTCACTCTAATTCATGGGCTGAGGATCACATTCAATTTAATCACCTGCTGGGAATTGCTGAAGATGAAGGGATTATGGATAGTGCCTATTTGATAAAAGAGTGGGAGCTGCCAGAAGGGCTTGTTTTGATTAACGGGGATGGCCATACTTGGGTAGCTATGGATTATCGAAAAACGAAAGAGAATCCTGCAATTCATTATTTTGATGTTGAGATGGAAGAAGACTTTAAATTAGCAGATTCCTTTGATGAATTCATTGAGGGGCTTTATACAGCTGAGTACACTATTGATGAGGAAGTAGCAGAAGGTGAATATGAACTTTCTGAAGTTCATTTAAGTAAAGAAGAACTTGAAGCCATATTTGAATTGGACGTCCTTGATGAAGAGAATCTTTATAAAATTCAATATTACCCGATGGTTGATTTGAACGAAATTGAATGGTTTTTTAAAAAGATGCAATATCACATTGAAAAAACAAAAGATGAAGATACGCTTTATCAAGTAGGTGATACGATTCTCTGCATTTTCTTATTAAATCAAAATATGCCGATCAACGAAAAAATTAGTGAGATTCTGCATCAAATAGCTAAATTTTTAGAAAAGAATGATGACCCACTGCTAGTGAATCTAGGAGAAAATATTGCGATTGGAACAGAACTTCTATCTTAATAGAGTGATTCTAAGTTTTCCTTTCTAGAGAAATTATCGGGAATGGCTAAATGAACAAAGGTGTTATATTTATCAAAAAGAAAAAAGTGTCTAAGTTTTATCCTTAATTGGTATTGAGATAGGGAGGAGTAACATGGAGAACTTTGTAGCGGTATTAATCTTCACTTTACCAGGTTTGTTAAGTTATTTTTGGATACAGTTATTTGGTCTAAATCCAACAAGTAAGCATTCAAACTTTGAAATTGCAGCAATTAGTGCTATTTTGTGGTTTCCTGTCGGTATGATCGTTCTTGGAATTTATCAGTTTACAGCAACATTTGTAAACCACCAAATTGCAAATAACTCTTGGCTATCTATTCGTACTTTAAGTGATGTTCTTGAATTATCAAATAATCTAGGGTTTCTTGTTTATTTTGTTTCATTTAGTGTTATTTTCAGTTTCCTATTCTCTTGGGCTGTTTCGGAGTTTGTCTATAAGTGGATGATTAAATTAGTTAACGTGGTTAGAAATAGAAGTGGAACAGCTGGGCTTTCTAGAACCAGTTCAGTATGGAATGAGACTTTTTTGAAAAATGATCCTCAAGTTATATCAATTGGAAAAATTGATAATCCAGAAGTAATAATATATGGGGAAATAGAAAAAGTCTCCAGACCTGTTGAATTAGAGAGGAATCTGCTGCTTCGCAATACACAATATTATACTAAACTTTTAAAAGATAACGAAGATGTTAAAATATCAAATGTTTTCGTTGATACTAAGACAGGCTATGTTGTAACCATATATAATAATGATGATGTTGCGGAGGCTGTAAACCATTAATGCTTGAAAAAAGTGAAACCAAAGAAGATTAGTTCTTCTTTGGTTTCGGTGGCTTCATTGTTAGAGACGGTTTATCAGCTGAATTTTGTTCGTGTCTTGGTATGTTCATTGCATTCTCAGCGGGTCTCATATCTGGTCGGATTTCCATTTGCCTGTTAGTTGGTCTTTTCTCCATAAAAATTCCTCCTCATTTAATTAATAGATATTCTATAAGTACCCTTGATTTTAGACTGGCCTTTACTATAGAAAACAAAAGATGCTATATATGAAAATAATGAATAACCCTCTAAACCAAGTATGATAATACTATATCAAAACTTAGAGATCTTGAATATGCAAAAAAGGGGGAATTTTGGAAAAAAATTTGAATATCCCCTTGTACAAAAATCAGTTATTTAAAGGAGCCTTAGGGTGCATTTATAGATATAGTCAAGAAAGAGAAGTTAGAGCAAACTTGAAGATAAGTTTAAAAAGCATGAACACTATTTTTGTTAATAGCGTCAGTGTTTAATCATTATCTGATTTTTTTTCTCCTAATAACATTACAAAAGCTGTTACAAATTCTTGAAAGTTAATATCTAAGTTATCCTTAACTACTGGCATAGAATAAAGAAAAATGAGAATTATAAAATTCACCCATGCATTTACATAGCTTTGAGCATTTTCACTTAGAGTTTCTGCTTCATCTATTACTGTGTTTAGATCATCCGTTGAAATTTCATCATTTTCAAAATGTAATTCTTCTAAAAATCCATCTATTTCTGATTCCTCTTGAGTTGTTAAAATTATAGGGTTTGAGTTGAAGTTTCTTAAGTTAGATTGAATTTTTTCATTTAGTTCTGCAAGATTTATATCTCTTATCGTTATGTAATTTGTCCAATTCAGCATTGATTGTTTTATCTTTTCGTGTTGATCAATTATAGGCTTCAATCTTGCGAAATCCTCCATTGATTTTTTGGTTATTTTAATTTGGTGTTCATATCTTTTATAATCATCAATTGCAGATTGGACCATTTGCTGCTGCTGCATTATTTTATTTGTATTTTCTATAAATTTTCTATGTGGTTTTAAAATGTCATTGTAAGGATTGTTTTTCATACTCTAGCCCCCGTTAAGTTGTTAGTAGTGTAAATACGGATTAAAACTTTAGTTGGTTTCATTTATTTTTAAAAAATGAGAACAAACGTTTGATTAACGATGTCAATTTCATTATAATAAGAATAAGATTGACCCCTTCATGAACCTGGCTGACATTCAGTCAGGTCTTTTTTATATCTACTGGTAAACTCATTTTCTTTATGAAATAGGGACAATCCATGTCGGCATAACCTGTCATGAGGTGATCTAAGATGAAGGTCAAAATCATTGAAGGACAGAATGTTGACGCACGTATTAATGATTGTTATCACTATTTGATTAAGTGGTGGAGGAAGGAGATTAATCGTGAAAGCAATTTACGTGAGGGTATCGACCGAGGAACAAGCGATCAAAGGGTCGAGCATAGACAGCCAGATTGAAGCATGTGTGAAGAAAGCAGGAACCACAAATGTCCTGAAATATGCAGATGAAGGCTTCTCAGGTGAATTATTAGAAAGGCCAGCTTTAAACCGTCTGAGAGAAGATGCACGCAAAGGATTAATAACTGAATTAATTTGTTATGATCCTGATCGTTTGTCGCGAAAACTAATGAATCAATTAATTATAGATGATGAATTACGGAAAAAAGGAATAGTCTTAACCTTCGTAAATGGGGATTATGCAGATTCACCTGAAGGGCAGCTGTTCTTTTCAATGAGAGGAGCTATTTCTGAATTTGAAAAGGCCAAAATTAAAGAGAGAACTTCTACAGGTAGACTTCAAAAAATTAAAAAAGGGATAATAATTAAGGATCCTAGTTTATTAGGATACAGAATGAATAAAGAGAAAAGAACCCTTGAGATAATAGAAGAAGAAGCAAAAGTTGTGAGAATGATTTTTGATTTGTTTACGGATCATTCAAGTCACTTCTTCAACCGAGTAAATGGAATTGCGTTGCATTTAACAAAACTAGGCATCCCAACGAAAAGAGGAGCAAAAGTCTGGCATAGACAAGTAGTGCGGCAGATCCTCATGAATCCATCTTATAAAGGGAAGTATGAGCAATATAAGTATGATACAGAAGGCAGTTATGTATCAAAGCAGGCTGGTGGTCCCGCAATAATGAAACTGAGGCCTGAAGAGGAACGCTATGTTACTGAAATTCCTTCGGTTGTTTCTGACGAACAATGGGAATATGCTCAAGAGCTACTTGGTAAAAGCAGAAGGAAGCAATTGCAATATGGCACTCATCCATATTTGCTTTCTGGTCTAGTGCGCTGCGGAATCTGTGGAAATACGATGACTGGTAAAAAGAGAAAATCACATGGGGAAGATTTCTATGTGTATGAATGTAGGAAGAATTATGCTGGAGCCAAAAATAGAGGTTGCGGTAAATCTATGTCAGAAAATAAGCTGAACAGAATCGTATGGGATGAGATCTATAAATTTATCACCAATCCAGAGAAGTATAGAGTCTATAAAGAAGAGGAAAAAGCCACTCATAAAGCAGATGAACTTGAGCTGATTCAAAAAGAAATTGAGAAGGCGAAAAAAGGCCGGCAGCGTTTAATCACTTTAATTAGTCTTAGTGAAGAGGACGACTTGGATATTGAAGAAGTGAAAACTCAGATTGTTGAGCTACAGAAGAAACAAAATCACCTTATGATCCAACATGATAAAATCGAAAAAGAGATTAAGGAATCAGAAGGATCGGCAGCAGGAGAAAATGCTATGAAAAGGGCACTTGATTATTTAAGTACAGTCAATGCGGATAATTTGAAGCTGGAAGATAAAAAAGCCATTATTAACTTTATTGTTGAAGAAGTATTGATTGTTGATTCAGAGACCATCCATATAAGAACTCATTAA